AGGCTGCTGCTTGATACCATTTGACAGTATAGGTTTTACCTGAATCTCGTTGTAGGAGAGTACCGTCAGTTTTAGACCTGGCAGTTAACTCAAGATTCTCGGTAGCTCTCCAACCTGTATCGTTTGCCAAAGTTACCCAAGAAGGGCTGCCCGAATGACTATATGCAACACTCTCTACAGTACTAGTAGCTACACCATCCAAATATTTAGTTCTAGTAGAAGTAACCCCAAACCAAGGCTTCTCATTAGTAGGTTCTCCGCCTAAAGCCGAGAAATTCAAAGTATCTGTCCAAAGAGTAAAAGTATATTTCCAAGTTACCTTATGAATATCCTCTAACTTTACTGTTTCGTTATTTCCATAGGAACCGGCATTGGATAGTTCCAACCCCACATAATTTTCCCCTGTTCCTGTAGGGGAGAGTGCTAACAATTCAGCCTTGGTAGGACAGTCATTGCCATCCTTACCAAGGCCTACTTTACTTTTGATAGCACTCCAGGTTGCTATCTCTCCCATAAGTTATTTGTTTTTAAGTTCCTGAATCTCTGCCTTCAAAGCCTTGATTTCGTCATAGAGAAGTTTAACACCTTCGATTGCCAAGGTTGACATCTTGTGGTATTTAACTTGTTTTACGAGTACGTATTCTTCTCCGTTGATTTCCAAGGTTTCGAATTCTTCTGGATTGGGTACCGTAGATTTCTCTACTGGAACTTCTTCCACATATTTACCAAAGCCTAAGCCCTCAAGGTTCTGAGCAATAGTTCCCTCATCCTCCTTACCAAGCATACTAAATGACTTAGTAGGTATCTGGCAAATCTGGTCTAGAGTATGATTCAAATCTCGGATATTATCTTTGAGTCGAATATCGGAAGACTCTTTCCAGAAACCGGAAGGAGCAGTGGTCTTAGCAAATACTACCTGGTCGGTGGTTGCCAATCCCAATTGAGCTCTAGTTACTGTATGAGGATTATCCTTTCTACCTGCATGGTTATTGATAGAGGTTTGAGCAGCAGTACCTGCAGCCTTAGCATCGGCAATAGCAGCAGCCTGAGCAGTAGATACTGGCTTATTTGCATCCGAAGTATTGGAAGCATTACCCAAACCAACCTGGGATTTGGTAACTCCATGAGGATTAGATTTATTGGCAATATGGTTATTTACCTTAGTTTCCAATGCAGTTACATCTGAACCTGTATCGGAGATTTGATTATCAATATAGGTTTTTAGTTCTGTACGAAGAGCATTGATAGCATTAGTTCTATTGGTAATCTCATTTGCCAACCCCTGTACGGTATTATCCAAGTTAGTCTTATCTGCTGCAGTCATTACACCTGCAGTAGTCTTAGTTGCTGCAAGTATATCTCTAATTAAATCTGTAGCACCTTTATAAGTCTTACCATCTGCACTCTTAGTTTTATTATTAAGAGTAGCTCTTACATTAGTTGAATTATGGGTAAGAGTGAATCCAGTAAGAATAATTCCTGGAAGAGAACTATTAAAGGTATCATGCTCATTATCTTTTGCAATACGGGCCTCTTGTTCAGCTTCAATAGCATCTGGTAAGGTTTGATTAAGCTTTATTACACTATCGGAATCCATCAGACCAGCTTCTTGAGTAGTGGCTGGGGTTAGAGGGATTACCATCCCATCGGGTTTATCAATGTAATGCCCTTGACCATCCGTAGCAGAATAGTTACATAAGATAATAATATTACGCTTATTTTTGTTAGCTATTGAAACCTTACTAATTAAATTTTTAGGCATGCTAGATACCACATCCTCAAGATGCTTACCTCTACTACCTTCGAAAGCAGTACCTGCGATTTCCCCAATGATAAGAGACGAAGTATTACTGTCTACGAATTTAGTACCTGACCAACGGAATTGGTATGGAGGTTCACCATCGGCAACATTTATATAAATCTTACCAGATTCTCCAACTACGGGAGTTTGGTGACCTGCATCCGTATACAATTGAACATTAGTAAGACCTCCAGTGGGGCTTACATCATAGGTAGCATATACTTCAAGTACATCATCTACATATGAAGGCAAATGGTTAGCAGGTACTAACCCCTTCCCATCCAATGGAGCAAAGCCATCAGCCTTACCCTTAGTTGCTACAAAGGCATCATGTTTAGCTTCTAGAGTATTAATATTATTCTGTAACTTAGTTTCAAGGGCAGTATCTGCCGCAGTTCTATCGGCAATCTCTTTATCAATCCTTGCACCCAATGCAGTATCAGCAGAAGTACGAGCAGTTGCTTCATCGTTTACAGCTTTAGTAAACTTGGTATCTAAAGCAGTATCTGCAGCTTTTCTATCAGCTACTTCTTGAGCAAGAGCGGCTTCTGATTTACCGTCCAAAGCTTCGATAGCATCTTTACGGTCCTGAACCTCTTTGGCAATAGCATTGGGTAATGTCTCATCCAGATTAACCTTATCTTGAGCGGTCATTACACCGGCTTTCTCGGTAGTAGCTGCTGGGATATAAGTAGTCTTATAATCTTCAGGCTCATGAGTATAAATACCCTCTTCTTTTTTAGAAGAGAAATTATGAGTTAAAGTAACATTACTACTTTGTTGACCTACCTCAACTGGTTTATCACCAGATAAGATAATAATATTATCTGGTATAGAATCAAACAGCTTCTTATCTGCTGCAGTTTGTACACCGGCCTTTTCTGCAGTAGAGGCAGGCAATGTAATAGGATTCTGTTCTACTGTACCATCTTCAACTACGGTCTTAGTTGCAGCTATACCTACTGTGGTTTCATTAGGTGTTACTGCACCAAGGGCAAAGTTAGCAGTAGAGATTCTATCCAATTCTACCTTATCTTTCGCAGTCATCGTACCAGCCTTAGTAGCCGATACCTGAGGCAAATCGAAAGTTTCGGTAGTATCAGCCTTCAAACCGTTATCCTTAGTTACGGTTACTGTTACCTTATTAGCATCAGAAGCTGCAGAGAGATCAGTTAAAGAATTTGGGTCTAACCCATCTAACTTAACCTTGTCTGCAGCAGACATAACTCCAGCAAGAGTTTGAGTTACCGGGAGTAAATCCTTGGTAGCTTCTACTTCTTCACCATATTGGTTATTTGCCTTATCCTTGGTTGAAGTCTTTACTTTGAAAGAAAGCTGAGTACCTGTTCGGGTTACAGTACTAACATCGGTAACCATGGTATCAGGCAAAGCATCAGAAGTACCTTCTTCAGCTACCAGTCTTTCTTCATGGTCATTGGTAATGTTAGTGAATTTATTATCTAAGGCAGTATCAGCATCGGTTCTGTCCTGAATTTCTTTATCGATACGTTTACCCAAAGCTGTATCGGCAGCAATACGGGCAGCTTCTTCTGCATCGATGTTATCCTGGAGAACTTTATCTGCGGCCTTTCTTTCCTCTCTCTCTGTATTTAAGTCGGAAGTATTCTGGTCAATCTTTGCTTCTAATCGAATATCCTCAGCCTTACGAGCAGCGATTTCATTATTCAGCAAATCGGTAAGGGCAGTATAGTTACCATTAATGTTACCCTGAATACCCTGAATCAATTCCAGATTACGTTGAATATTGACAGCATTCTGAGTTACCAGAGCATTGGTAGCATTCAAGGAAGTTAACAGCTCCGTACGAGTTTCAGTTACGAAAGTTCTCAACTCATTTACCGTAGTAGTAAGAGTATTACTTAAGTTAGTGAAAGTCTGTTGCAGAGTATTATCTCCTTGTTCACGCAGATTCTTTTCAGCTTCAAGCTTATTCTCCAACTCAGTAAGCTTAGCAGTCATAGTTGCTGCAAAGTTAGGGTCATCACCGAGAGCCTTAGCAATCTCAGCCAAAGTATCAAGTACCTCTGGAGCAGAGCCAATAATCTTTTGGATAGCTGCCTCTACTTGTTCAGCACTCTGGAAATCTGAATCGTTTAATAACTCAGATACCTTAGTGATGTAGTTTGCATGTTCTTCGATGCCATCCAACTTGGCATATAGCAAGTCAGTGAAGTCATTTGAAGAAAGTACTTTACCGTCTACCTTATCTACCTTCTTTCCATCCATTGCCTGGTCAGCAGCAATTCGATCTGCTTTTTCCTGAGCAATAGCATTATTAATAAGGGTATCTTGGTTAGCACGTTCTGTAGCTTCCTTATCGATATTATTCTGCAACTCGGTATCACCAGCTAAGCGGTCATTCTTTTCGGTAAGTATATTTTGGTTGATACCCGCCATATCATCTTTATGGTTCTGAAGGTTGGTATCAATCTTTGCCTCAAGAGAAGTCTCTTTGGCAATTGCTCGGTCTTTCTCTGCATTAATAGCAGTAGTATTAGCATTTACCTTTGCTTTTAATTCATTCATAGCATCGGTATTACCTGCCTCTAGAGAATCAATACGAGCTCCCAAAGCATTATCACCAGCAATACGGTTTTCCTTTTCTTGTTCAAGCTTAGTATTAAGGCTAGCTACCTCAGATTCCAAAGCCTGCTTAGTATTATCCAACTTAGCAGTGAACTCAGTACTCAAGGCTTTATCAGCTGCAGTACGGTCTGCTACTTCTTTATCAAGGTTTACTTGGAGAACCTGGTCAGCAGCAGTCCTTTCTACTCTTTCAGTGTTAAGGTCGATATTAAGGGTATCGATACGAGAACTCAAGGCACTATCTGCATTGGTACGGTCAACGATTTCCTCGTTAATCATATCCTTAACTTCCTTGTAGTTATCCCCTACAGTCTTAGTTAAATTTGTGATTGCCTCTGAATTTCTTTCGATATTATGTTGGTTAGTAGCGATTGCCGTAGTATTGGCATTTACCTGCTCGGTAAGCTCATTACGCAAGGTATTGATAGACTCTTGCATACTCAAAGCCAAGTCTGAGATACGCTGGTTAACGTTAGCCAGACTTTGAGTATATGCTTCATCAGCAGTCTTTCTTTCGGCAATCTCCTTATCCAAGTTAGCCTGAATTACTGCATCGGCATCTTTACGGTCTTGGATTTCCTTATTAAGGTTATCTCTTACAACTCCGAGTGCAGCATCTCCAGTAGCAGACTTATTGTCTACGTATTCTTTCAGTTTAGTTTCGAGAGCAGTGTCAGCATCCTTACGGGCTTGAACTTCAGCAGCTACCTCAGCACTGTTTGCCTCATCTCCTGCAATACGGTCTTCGATTTCTTGGTTAACCTGTTCTGTGATTGCAGCCAACTTCTTAGTGATAGTAGTTGCAAAGTTGGGGTCATTTCCAAGGGCATCGGCAATTTCCTTAAGAGTATCAAGTACCTCAGGTGCTGAACCAATAATCTTTTGGATAGCAGCATTTACTTCTTCTTCAGTTTGGAAACCGGCATCATTGATAAGCTGGGAGAGATGGGTAATATAGTTTGCCTTCTCTTCAATTCCATCAAGCTTAGCTTTGAGTATATCGGTAAAGTCGTTCTTAGTCAAAGAATAACCTTCACGTTTATCTACCTTCTTAGCATCAAGGTCTTTATCCCCTTTTTCTCTAGCAGCAGCCTCGGCAGCAATGGCATTAAGTAATTGTTCTTTGTCTTCTACACCCTGCTCTTTTATATCCTCAATTTTATGTTCGAGAACTAAATCCTGAGCAGCACGAGCAGTAGCCTCTGAATCTATATTGTTCTGTAATACCTGGTCTGCAGCAGTACGTGCTTGAGCTTCTTGGTCAATTTTACCTTGAAGAGCATTGTCTGCATTAGTACGATCTGTTACCTCTTTAGAGATTTCATTGTGAAGAACTTGGTCCTCAGAATGACGGTCTACCTTCTCTTGGTCAATCTTACCTTGAAGAGCTAAAGTATCAGCCTGGCGATTAGTGATTTCTTCATTAATCTTAGAATCCAGTACGGTATCTGCATTGGTACGATTTGCAGTTTCTTCAGCAATCTTTGCCTCGAGTGCAGCATTATCATTGATATGAAGAGTCTTAAGGTTATTTACACTTTCCTTAATCTCATTATCGGCAGCGATACGTTCATCTTTTTCCTTTTGAATAAGGTCCTTAAGTTCTTTCTCAAGTTCATCATTATCTTGATTTACCTTATCTTCAAGGTCTTTGATATCTTCAGCATTCTTATCTACCTTCTTCTCAACTCGGTCGATTTCAGCTTTTAAGTCTGCCTTAACGGTATCAATCTTCTTATTGATTTGGTCTAACCCATATTCTAGGTTATCCTGAACTGCAGCTACTGCAGCACCCAGAGCAGCTTCGGCTTCCTTAGCACGATTAACCTCTTCGGTTAAAGCAGTACGAAGGTCGGTTAATTTATTAGTGATAGTAGTTGCAAAGTTTGGGTCATTGCCCAATGCTTCTGCCAACTCTTTAAGAGTATCAAGGGCATCATCAGCACCATCAACCAAATCACTAATCATCTGTTTAACTTCTTCCTCAGTTTGATATTTCAAATCATTCTCAAGCTGAGAAACTTTAGTGATATAATTTGCATGTTCTTCGATGCCATCAAGTTTAGCCTTCAACTCATCGGTAAAATCATTTTTCGATAAGTCGTATCCTTCTTTCTTATCTACCTTATTCTTGATAGAAAGTACGAAGGCCCAGAACTCATTTATAGTTCCTCCAAAGCCAGCTTTAACAAAGTCATCATAGTAACCCTGTAATAACCGCTGGTCTATTTCTTCGCAGGTATAATACTTACTTACATACATATTTTATAAAATTTAAGGATTAATTACTGCCCGTTGATGACCCAGTAAGAATTCAGAATCGATATCCCTGAATGGTTCTCCCTCTGAACCACAGAAGGCATTCATTGGTACATCCGGATTTTCTGGGTCTACATCTCCACCGTCCTCAATATCTCCCCGTATGCAAGCATAATCAGGAAGCCTATTTACACGGAACTTTATTACCTGGCCTATACCAGGATGAGGTATTATTTTATCCCAGATATCCCCGAAGTAATCTTGAAAGCAGGTGACAAATTTGTTTCCGGTCATCGATTGAAATGCCGTTACATCATTGCCATTACCTTTCATTTCAATATGAACTCCAGAGGTACCATTGAGGATAACCAGATTACTATCAAACCAAATTCCACTGTTTGTAGTAATTGGTGTCCACCTCAGTACTAACATCTTTGCCATATACTTTATTTTTATTCTACAAATTCAACTTTGGTATCTCGGTCTCTCTTTAGGATAATCATGAAAACTAAAGCCTCATCCTTTGCCTGAGCAGTCTGAGTATCTCCAGAAGGCTTATACGTTATACCATTAATTACAAACCTATCTTGTTCCCAATTAAAATCCCAATAACCTTCCGGTGTAAGATAACCGATTTGTTCTATATAAGATTTAGAAATTAGTATTGATAAGTTTTCATCATCCAATTCTCCTGAAATAGTTGCCTTATTGATAGGCCAGTTTCTGAAAGCATTGTAGTAACATAATGCCTCGATTTGGATGTTATAATATTTAGGTATACTGTCTTCGGCATGACTGAGAAGCTGATTAACATGTTTGGCCCAGGTTATGGATTGCCTACCAGCATCCCAATCTAAGAAGTCAGTGATAATTTTCTTGTATCTATCCCAAGAGCGGTTCTTTACCATTCTCCAGGGTTCTTTTGTCATAACTTAGTTAGAATTGATTTCTTACCACCTTTCACTGGAGCACTTGGATTTGGCCCATCTAATACTCCAGGTTGCCTTCTGTTAACTACTTTTGGGACTACGGTTCTAAATACTTCATCACAGAACGGTAAGTAGATTTCCAATCGTGAAGCTAACATACAAAGGTTCTTCCTTAATTCATCTATTAATCCACCTGGTTGCATTGCTTGAGAAAGTGTTTTCCATAGGGAACTTGTAGCATCTGCCAAGGTATCATAATATTGCACTTCAGTAGGCCCAGTAGTGATTTGTTTTATCCTATCACCTCGGGCAAGTTCGGGTTTAGAAGTACCATCACCAGTTTGTTCTTTGGTAGAAGTTAATTGACTTAGGTATTCTGAAGTACTTGTTAATAGATTAAGTATCTTCACATTGAGAAAGTCCCATGCTGCCAATTCCATTATTAATTGGTTTTCTAGTGCTTCATACCATAATTCATCAGTATACTTATCTGCAGGAATTTGGTGATTTACTAGAGGACCAATATAATATTGCCATTTGGTGATGTAGATAGATTTATCTTCCCTGGTCATTCCCTCTGATATCTCTGAAGGAATATAGTGGTCGATTAAGTTATATATTGTATCGGCTAATGCCGTATGACCATAATCACAAACTACCAGAGTCTTATCTACGGTGATATCTAAACCCTTAGAGTTGGTTACATGTAGGGTTACTGTATAGAAACCGGGAGTTTCATAAGAATAGGAAACATGTCTTCCACCATTGAAAACCTCTCCCTTATCATCGCCAAAGTCCCAGTCAAAAATGGATTTGGCCGGGACTTTGGATATGACTCTGAATGAAACTTCCAGACCTGACGTAACGTACAAAAAGTCCAGATTGTTATTCATATTAGTCTGTCTTATGTAATTTTCATATATTACCCTTTAGAAGAGGATTCGAATTCTTCCAGCAAAGCCTGAATAAGTGTTTCTACTGTATCATCTTTCTCGGCAACGATTTCATGAAGACCTGCTACCAGTTTCAGTTCTTCCAGGGAATAGCCCTTTGCAAGTTTTTCAAGAGTCATGCCTTTCTTGAACTGAGCATTCAGTCTCTTATCCAACTTTTCGATGTCGGCCTCTGAATACTTTTCGATTTCTGATTTATCAGCAATGATAATCAGATGGCCAGAGGCAATTGCCTTCTGAATCTTTGGTGCACGGAATTGACGACGAGAGAGTTCCTTGTCTTCTCCTCTACAAACGGTAATACCAGTTGATTGGTCATGAAAACTGTAAGCTCTTGGTCCCACAGTTACTGTATATTTATCTTTAGCCATATTTCCTAAGATTTAAAAATGATTAAAAGAGAGGATAGGTCTTTTTAGTTACCTACCCTCTCAGGGAATTTATATAGATGAAACCGGACGTCCCTTATTATTCTAGGTTAACCATCAAATATGGGTCTACGTTCATGAACTCGGGGAAACCGAATTCTGAGAACTTCTTGTTAGCAGCCAGCAACAGAGTTGCATCCTGGTACATCTTAGAGAAGCCAGTAGTCAAGCTTGCATAGATTGCCTGAGTCTGGTTAGAAACGATTCTTTCAGATTCAAGCATCAACTGACGAGCAGTAAGCTTAATCAAGGCAGCAGATGTATCAATCAACAGCAACTGTTGGTCGGGTGTACCCGGGTGAATGTAGAAGTCAGCATTCTTGGGAACAGGAGACTTAACATTCAGGGTAGCTTCTGTAATACCAGAGTGACGATCCTTGAATTCCGGCAAGTTCAGCATTTCGATTGCCTGATCTTCACCACCAATCATAGTTTGGAAGTTACGTCCCATACGAGCAGCACGTACCCAAATATGCAGAAGGTCTTTGTAAGTGATACCGTTAGTTGTTTCGTATACACCGATTACCGGGGCAGACTCAGAGCCATCAGGGTTGTTACCATTGATAGCAACGTCCATAGCCAGAGTATCCAGAGCATAACCCAACTGAACACCAAAATCACGAAGGTAGATTCCCAAGACATCGAGTGAAACATAGTTACGAACTTCATCAGTAAGTTTGAAACCTTTTCCGATTTTGAAGAGGCTAACTGATTTCTGTCCGAAGCTAACATCACCCAATGGGATAGTTTCTGCCTCATTAACCTTTGCAGGGGCAGCATCCGACATGTTAACCATCGGCATGATTGCTTGCAAACCATTGATGGGTTGATCAGATGCAATGATGTTCGGATAGAACGGAGCCTGGCGCATACCCAATGTGATAGCAGCACGAATGATTTCCGGAACAATCCAACGAATATTCTGTTGGGGCATTGTAAAGATGTTCTGCATCGTGTCCACTTTTGGATTGATGCTCATCTTTTCAAAAAGTTCATCTTCTGAAATACCCCATTTACCGGTAACCAATTCTCCAAAAGTTACCTCTACAGGCTTCTTGTCCTGTGAACCGGAACGAACAGCTTCCAAGCTTCTTACCATTTCCGGCAGCTCATTCATAAAATCCTGAGCCTTCAACTTTGTAATATCTATTTTATTTTCCATAACTTCTTTTCTCTTATTTGATGAGTACTTGAATTACCTCATTTGCCTCTTCTGCTGGATTAAGGGCAATGAACTGGGTTGAAGTTGCTTGGCTAGCTTTTACGAATCTATCGTTAAGCAATTTTCCATCGGGAGTTACATAGCCAGCTTCGATATTTCCGTTTGATACCCAGTTACAAATCATGTAACCTTCCATAGCTACTGTTACCTCTACCGGGAAATTTCTTTGAGGTTGATAAGCAGGGTTAACGTTATCCGTTACTGCTACACCCAAATAAACTTGAGTAGCTGTATCAGTGCAAGGGTAAATCAAACCGTCTTCATTCAAAGCCACTGGCATACCCTGTACGATTTTCTCTCCAGCTTTAACATTGAAAGCCTGGTGCAATTTGTGTGACTCACTTTTGTAAATCACCGCTCTCGGGGTTCTTTCCCCAAAGAGAGTAAGTTGCTGAGGGTCGTTTACGATTTTAGTTTTTTCCATAACGCGGATTATTTATATTAGTTATTTGATTTTGTTTCGATACAAGTTATCGATTACATTCTTAGTACTCGGAGATTCTGAATTCCGTTGAGTATCAGTACCCTGGGTTCCAGTTTTACCCTCGGTATCATCCTCAGCAATTGAGGAAGCACGGTTGACGTCCTTAGAACCACATTTTGAGCAAGTGAGAGGGAACTTCTCTTCCAAGCGAGCTTGGTAATCCTTGGTCAAGGAAATAAGAGTAGTAATACCAGTAGTCTCGGCATTGAGCATCGTAACGATTGTCTCATCTACCTTATCACCCATTAACTTCTTGTAGGTTTCTACGGCATTTTCACGGAGAGAAGCAATATGATTCTTTCCTACAGTTGCCATTTCCTTCAAGTTAGCTACTTCGGCATTCAAGTTGGTAATCTGTTCCGTAAGAGAAGTTTTCTCTGTGGTAAGATTATCTACTGAAGTTTGCAAAGTGTTTCTGGATGATACCAAAGTCTGAATGCAGGCAATTACATTTTCCTGATTCATCTCTTTACCTTCTTCCAGGGTAAGCATATTATCCCCGAAAAGGCTTTCAAGAAATTTTAGTAATTCTTCGTTCATGTTATTTTTATTTGAATGATTATCATTGGCATCATTATCATTAAAAGAACCCTGAGTATCGTTCTTTTCTTGATATGGGGTTAAATCTGATTTATAATCAGTAAAGAAGTATTGCTTCGATTTATCATCTCTGTATTCTTCATAAGATGCCCAAGTTCTTTTGGCAAAGGTTGGGTTAATGATTTTACCATCCGAACCAATTTTCTGGGCAAATGAATCAGCACCATGTGAAACTAGTGAGGTCTCAAGGTAACGAACAATTTCAGTAACAATTCTACGTACCATAACTCCCTTAGAGTCATAAGTACCCAGTTTCTGATAAAATTCGTTATCTTCCATTTGGGGATGGGATTTATCCCACTTAAATTGTACAGTAACTGAATTACTATGAATTGAAGGAGGTTCCATAAGGATGCCTCTAGCAATTCTTGGGTTTGCCTTACCATCGATTTTCAGAATACCGTTGATACCAGCGGGTATAGTAAAGCTACCGTCTTTGTAGGATTCCTGCCACATTACTTGTGATACAGCACCAATAGCATTACCAATGTTGGTTTCATGGTCACAGTTTACTGTTTGACCAAGCAACATCTTCATAGAAGCCTTTAGTACTCCATTCTGACCAAAGTCTGTCGGGTTCCAATTCTTAGATACAATCGTTTCTGAAAGTAATCTGAACATTGGTTCGATAAACTCTTCGTCCTTAGGAGTTAGTTCCGATTTGTCTAGGTTGGGATAGTAAGTATTATAATCTATATCCCCTCCCCAAAACCCAAATTGAGCAATGGAATCCGGTGTAGGATTTTTCCATTTGTAATAATTCTCTGAGAAAGCCTTGGCTCCCACTGCTTCTGGGATATACCCAGCCATAATGGTATGGCCTTGACCTATCACCATAGAATCAAGATGCTCTTTGTTTTTCTTTGTAAATTTACTCATCTTGCTTTAGTATTTTGGTCTCCTCGAGAAGGAGCCGGGTTATTCTTATCTCTTGACCTACGAGCAGATTGGTTTTTATCATCTTGCCTTTGTTTCTTCTTAGTTCCTTCTTGGGGGTCTGTATTACCTCCCTTAGCAAATTGGTCCTCAAGTGAAACTCTTGGTTCCTTTTCATCTGGTGAATCATAACCCATTGCCCAAGCATATTGCTCTTGGCTAATGATACCTGCCTTATACAATAAGTCAAGGTTCTGTATCTTATACTGAAGACCTTGTTGGATTTTAACTTCATCAGAAACTGTAGAAGTTCCCCAATCAATCTTCATCCCCTTATTATTAAAGCCTGCCAGACGCAGTTCTAGAGAATAAAGTCTGTCTAATACATAAGCTACAAGCATTTGGATATTTTTTAACTGGCTAATCATCTTAGACAGCATTATACCAGTTGCACCTTCACCAGTAGTAGATGATACCCCAATGATAGAGCCATTAACTCCCAACCCATTTGCTACAGATTGTTGGTTCATATTCCAAGGCTTCTCGATATTACCGAGCTCCTTAGTAGTAGAATTTAGTTTGAATTCATGGTCATCTATGTAACCAGCAACTACCCCATCCTTCATACCCTCTTTAACATTACGTTTAAGGATATTAAGTTCATGGTATAATCGGGATTCATAAGCTTTTATACTCTCATTTGGTCTTTGTGGAGATTTCTGCATCTTAGCTTCTAAGAAACCAACCATACCACAAATCTCCATGATATGTTTGAAGTTAATCTTCATATCATTTTGTCCTTTGAGAGAATCCAATGCAGGCATAAATGGAGGAACTCCATAAGGTTCATCGGTATCATTGAACATACCAACATAGAAATAGGTTTCTGGGTTAAGCTTAATGTAATCTTGTTGCTTAACAAAGAAATTCATATTCTTTTGGTAAGGAGCATACACCCCATTTAATTCACGTTTAAACTTGATGTGTTCTGGCTTAAGGAATAATACAGTAGCCAAACCATCAAGCTTATCATTTGGTACTCCTTCTACGGATATTGCCCCACTTACAAGAAGTTGAACAATCATTTTATTAACTAAACCATCTATACCAGCAGTATATCTGGTCCATCCCTTGGTGGCTTTCTTAAGATGTTCTCTCATCTTTGAAGCCTCTTCATCGGTATTATTAGGGAAAGTTACTGTATGACTGGTGTTAGCTAACTTAAACATATCTTGCAATGCAATGCCCATATCAGGATTTACCTTATATAAATCCCGAATTAAAGGTATCACATCAACACGAAAAGAGGGTTCAACTAATTTAGTCAACCCTTGTAATGATGTAATTAAGTTATCGCTATCATCGTCAACTGAAACCCTACCAGGCGAAATCGATGTGGCAGGCTTTTCCTCTTTATTAGAGGATGTACCATTCTTGGGAGGGTCCTTCTTACGTCCCCAACCCCAACTAAAATTGAAGTACTTTTTCATCTTGGTTGTACGATTACGTTAGTTTTTCCTTTCCTTATGTGATTACATATTGCTTTTCCAAAGATATCATCATCGGCATATACATCTCCTTCAAGGTCTACATCTACAGCTGAATTGTTAGCCCTATGTTTACCCATTGCAACAGGTCTACCTAAACCATCATAAATGAAGGTATAAGCTTCTTGTACAAAGAATTGGTCCTTAATGATTACGTGATCTAATCGAATATCTTCTTCCAAGTTTTCTATTATCACTGAACGATTCTTTTGGGTGGTTAACCAACCAGGGGATTTATCCATTTCAGGTCTACTTTTACCTTTTTTCTTTAGCATCTTCTGGTAGTAGTAAAGGTTAGGGTAGCCTTCGTCTTGAAGCTTAGAAGTTACTGATAAACCAACGTCATTGGATTCTGGAGCTATTACTGCCCAGTTAAACAACTTCCCAGTATCACCAAGTAACTTAGCATAAGCTCCCACTGCCATTCTTCCCTTATATACTACTTGTTCTTCTCCTAGCTTATCCATACAAGTAAATGAAGAGTAGTCAGAAGCTCTACCAGTTGAAACGTCTGCACCAATGAAATATTCTTTATCTGATTCGGGTTCACAGAATTGTCGGTATTGACCATTAAATCTCTTCTTAATAACTGGGTAATCACTAAGGCAGTCTTCGATAGCTTTAATATCGGCTAAGTCGAAGACTGTATTACCAGATGATAAGAAGTCACCATCAATTTCTTGTGCAGTTCGTTTTGCTCCCAAAGCAGAAGACATTTGGTTATACCAATTGATATCTCGTTCTGGGTGCATTTGCCAGTATAATCGAATTGGGTTAAAAGGATTACCTCCTGCAATGGCATCTACCCAAGTTGAGTGATAGAAATTACCAACTCCATAGGGAGTGGAATTGACGATGGCAGCTCCACCAGTGGAAAGAGTAGGGAATGCAGCAGCCCAAATTTGAGCAGCCCATCTTACTACTGCTGCCTCGTCAATTACCAGAAGAGAAAGGGATTCCGAACGACCGGCTTCGGATGATGTCGGAATAGATTCAATAAATGACCCATTATCAAATTCTATCATGGAAGCAGAACCATATTCTCCAGCTCTACCATTGATTATGGGAGTTTGAAGGTACCATGGAAGATTCTTGTACATGAACTTAATCTTCTTAAGTACCTTCTTAGCTGTTGTGTCCTTGATAGATATAATGTTTATCTTTTTGTTGGGATGGTACATCGCCAACCAAAGACAGTACATAGAAATAAGTTCTGTAATTCCTGCCTGACGGAATTTGAGAATGATATTGAATCGTTGGGCAATGAAATTGTAGAGAACGGATTTCTGAAATGGGTATAAATCGAATCTTACCTTTCCTCTTACTGGATGTATCACATAGCAAAAAAGGCTAAAAAAGAAAACATCACTAGAAACTCGGGATAAGTTTGATAGCTCTTCTCGAGTTAAAGTAGTTCTAGTTTCTGAGATAGTCTTTGCCATATCTAAAAGTTATACGTTATTTGAAATTCGATGTCAGTACCCATCCCTGATTTTATCTTCGGATAGTAAAAGGTATTGACTCCGAGTTTGTAATTAAATCTCTTAGTCTTGATTGAAAGACCAGCTCCCATATCGAAGAGATTATTGAAAGGTCTATATTTGCCATAAATGTATGGACTAAGTGATAACCTTGCAACTTTCTTTCGAGTTAATTGACCTTCATACCAGTTGTAGTTGTACTTATCTAAGTCGATTGGGAATAGTCTAGTTGAATAAGTGTTAGTCTCCTTATTGAACAGACTTAAGTTCAACTTATCTTTCTTCAAAACAATTTGAACCAGGGAATCTTGGTTACTGATAACTGGCTGCCTTAGCATGGAATCAGGAAAGAGAGTTGGCTGCTTATTATCATGAACTAAGATTTTACCTGGTTCAACTTTTTCTGAGTACTTCTTCTCTGGTTTGAAAGGTTTCTCTGTGTATACTGTATCTGGGATTTCATTGACCGCTTGTTCCAGGGAATCAACCTCTCGAGAAAGTTTGTAATTCCTGAAGCAAAGGTAAATAGTAAATCCTAGAAGTACAATGAACAAGGCCTTCTTTAAATTCTTCATGGTAATTTCGCTTTTAGTGAAACTCTGGTACTCACTCGTTTCCTTGTTTTCCCTTAACAATCCCTTTCTTACCTTCAGAGTTGATTTATTGATTTATAGGATTATAGCTTTCTTTACCAGAAAGCACTTTCCTAAAAAAGAAAAACTTAATAAAAAGAAAAAAGGGTTTTCAAAACAGCTCAATTTAGCTCAGTTTTGATGAGTCAATTTTCTTGAGGCATTTTTTGAACCAAATACCTATTTCCCCTACTGCCCCTTTGGCAATTGTATACCTTGCCTTGTTAAGCCAGTAATGGTAATCCTTAAAATCACCTTCGAAGGTATCACCATTCTTGTGAAGGTAAATTTCGAATTTATCAGGGAATCCCATAATTGCCTTGAAGTCTTCGATTCCCAAGGGGTATCCATCTGGTCTAAATTGCCTATCTGCAGGTCTGAGAGTTAATGGGGGTTTATCATACTCTAATCGATATACTCCTGGAAGAGTACTCATCTTTGCAGTTTTGATAGGCCACTTCTTTTCATCTTTAAAATCTCTAACCCAGAGTCTATGTATCTTTGCTACTGTGAGATTCTTCTTCTCTGGAAGCTTCCGATAGTCATACATTGCCAGAGTTTTACTCATAAACGGAATCTGGTTAGTATTATTTTCCTGAGAGAATGTGAGTGGTTTAAGTAGATTTCTAGTAATTGTTGGGTTTTTTACTTGAAATACTTCATTAAAAGCATTCAAGTATTTCTTACCCGTTTTTCTATGTACTCCAATGATAAGTAATCTCTTTCGTGATAACTGTGAGTTACCGTAGTCAGAAACGCTTCTTTCGTGAAAAATAAGTTTATAGTCTTCAAGAGTTTTTTGAAGATATTCTTTTGGGAGCAAAGATAGCAAACGAGGTAAGTTTTCAATAAGAAATATCTTAGGTTTATAATGTAAGATTGATTGAATTACTAGATTCAGGGATTTATTCTCTTGGGGATTGCCCAATTCTTTTACTTTTGAAAGCCTCATAATAGAAGATGCTCCACAGTCTGGACTTGAAAGTATGATGTCTGGCTTACAATCCGGGAAGGTTTCATCTTTATAATAGGGTATACCACCAAAGTTCAATTTCCACTGCTCTAAGCCTTTAGTATAAAATACTCCTCGAGTTTCTATATTAGCTATCAAATTCTTTCTAAAAGGGAACAAAAGGATGCCTGCACCAGCAGACACCCCTAATACTTTTAATTTTTTCATTTCTTGTAGCTTCTCAATTTAATGTACTTAATCCAAGCAAATGGCTTACGGTCTTCCAAATAACTCAGATTCTTATCATTATTGTGGGCTTCTTCTTCGAAACTTACATCATGATATCTTTCGTTCTGTTTATCCCACTTGGCAAAGCACAGGATAATTAGGTATTCGATAACATACCAAAGGTAGAAGAATCCAAAAGTCAGAGCCACTACCCACCAAAAGGATATACCAAATGATAACCAGAGTATGATACCAAGTACTAAACCCACTATACTACATTCAATCTGTTGTACCTGATGAATACACTCATGATTGATATCATCAGGTTTACACTCTTCTACTTTGTGTTTGAAGAATGAGTTATACACCAGAGTAATGGCTTTGTAACTAGGGAAAAGAAATACTTTTGCTACCCAGCTGTTAAAATGACATCTTTTCATAATTTACCTTTAAAGTTTTCGTAAGCATTTCTTAGTTTTTGGTCGTAGGCATTCTGGGCATACCCGGGACCATTGTATTTTCTGGCAAAGCCAGCCCAGTCCTTTTCTTTGAGATTACTCAAACAACCAGAGTTTTTCATGAAATAATACATGAGTTCTAGTTGATTTGCATGAGATTCTGACATCTTATGAACGAATTCGAAGACATCTTTACATTCACAGAGGTTGTGATTGAACCCACAAATCTGGAACATACCCCAACTGGCAGACTTCAATGCACATTCCTCATCAATTTCTTTGGCTAATTCGAGTCTCTTATACTCGTGTACACCTCCCAAATACTTCGATTTATCCCATTTAGGGAAGAAAATCGTAGAATATCTCTTACAAAGGTAAGCTAAATCTCTGTCAGGGAATTTCTTATGTACTTCTTTGTACATAATGTGACCCTCAAAGAGAATTTGAGGCCTACCGTCAGCTAAAAACCCGTCTCTACCGGCAGCTTCCACCAATTGGACAGCTTTCAATAGGGCAGGTTCTAAACCTAAGCGAATAGCAAGGTCTTTAATCATTTCATTTGTTAGTTTATCCATAACTTATCAGTTTTAATGGTTCAATTTTAGTAACAAAAGTATTGCTTATAACCCATTTTCAATATGTTTCGAGGTTCTATTATCATATATAACTTATAAAATAATGCAATATGGACAAGAAAAATGAGTGCCAGATATGTGGCAAACCAATTAATTTAGAGGAATTCGATGAAACTCGGGAAATCCCTCAACTTATGGCAAGAAAACAAATTTGTTTTCAATGTGCTTTCTGGTTTAATCGATTAGCTTATGATAAAGGGCTTGAGAAAGAGGGTAAAATTGCGGTAATTACTCCAGATTATTCTCACTGGGTAACTAAAATTCCCGGAAATATTTTAATGGTGCCCTCGGCTTTTGGTGGTATTTACCAAACTAAACTCCAACCAGTAAACACTCTGGGAGTTATTGATGAAGATCGAGAGAAGCTTTTCATTATCCGTTATAATAACATCGCTCACCAAGGCACTATACCAGAACATCTAAGAGATGCTTTTAAAGTAAACGGAGTAATTCTATCTCCACAGGAATACAAAATGCTAGAAGATTACCGAGGCAATGCCTATGAATTTATTAAAAATATGATTGATAATGCAATAAATAAGAAATAATTTCGTATATTTGCATAAAGAAAAATTCTTAATAAATAAAGATATGAAAAAAGAAAAGAAAGAAATCAAAAAGCTTAAAGAGGGGGATGAGGTTCTCTTCACCTTATCTGGAAGACCCATCATTGAGAAAGTTACAGTGGAATCTATTGATAAAAAAGGTGGATTCGCAATGCTCAGTAACCGAGTAAAAGTTGCAAGAACCTTGGGTCCTGATGATACATACCCAAGATTGGATGGGCAAAAGGGAGAAGTTCGTCCGCTTACCGAAGAAAATGAAAGAGTATTCCTTGCATATAAGGCCTATTTCTCAATTAAGAGAAACATAGAATTACTTGATAAGGAGATGAGAAGTATGAAAGATACAGATGCTTTCGATATGATGATTGAATTTGATAAGAAGCTTACCAAGATTATTAACAAATACTTCAAAGAACAATGATTACAGTATTAGCGATAATTTACTTGGTATGTTTGCCATTCACGGTATTTTTTGTAAGGGCTTGCTTGGATTATTTACCCTATACTCACAAAATACACTCTCTTATTCTATTCATATCGGTATGGATAGTATTACCTCTATTCCCGATTTACTTATTAATCAAATACCTAAAATATAGATTACTATGAGATACTTTTTTGACAGAGATGGTAATTATGCTGGGTCATCAATGCAAGGGTGGGAGATTCTTCTCCTACTCTTGTTCCCAGTTGCTCTAATAATCTTCCTCGTATTCTTACCTTTCTATGTATTTCATAAATACAGTTCTAGAGAAGAGGATAAAAAATACGAGGAAGAACATCCAGAAATACTAAAAGTAGATTCTTATATTACCTGCTGGTATCCCTGGCATAGATATTCTGTTGCATATACACTGGCTCTTATATTCTGGGTAATTGCTTTTATAATTGGGATATTATCTTAATACCCGTATTAAGTTGGGATTTGAGTTGTCGCCCAATAAAAATTCAAATCTAATGGATATTTTTTAGTGGGGTTAAACCTACTGGAGAGTATAAGAATATCCTCATCGCCCATAGGGGGAGTTGAAACTTTTGTAAGAGTATAGGAACCCAATCCAGTTGTTTTTGTTGTAAAGTATGAATTACTTGGTAAATTGTAGTTAGGACTAAAAGCATTACCATTCTTATCAAGGCAGGACCAAGATAGCATGTCGAGATTTTCCGGGAACAGGTTAGCAATATAGACATTAATAGCATATCTATTTTGATTTACTATCCAATTCTTATATATGGTACCACTAGCCATAGATCCCTCTTCACCACTAATATTGGTGGTAGTATAAAAAAAAGCACTTGTGTCTACTCCATTGATGGTTATAGGATTAAAACGTATTTCCCAATATTCATTTTCTTCGGGAGTAGTAAGGTGTAGATTTATTTTATTACCAGATTCATTTTGTGTAAGTATACAAAGCCCAGAAATACTGTCATTTCGTGCAGTAATCTGAATACGATTGTTACTTTTGTCTTCATCCAGAAAATAGTCCGGGTTATCGATGCTAGCAGAATAACCAACTTCAATAACTCCAGACACTTTACCATTTACATATTTAGTTTTCTGGGATTGGATAGCCCATCTCTCAGAGTTACCCTTATTGATGGTAACAGATACATCTTGGGTAGATCTCCCCCCCAATTTAAGAACTTTATTTTCCATAATGTATAATGTTTTTAGATTGATACTGTTCCTCCTGCACTTGGTACTATAAATGACCCCTCTAATATCCAGGTAGCACCTGGATTAGTATATACAGCTACTTTATCTCCAGTAGTACATTCTATTCGAGAACCAGGTTCTGAGTCATTGGCATAGAATGGAATCTTCATAGTAGTAGTACCAGTTGCTGAGAGACCCTGTATATACACCTGATCTGAGGATGGTGTATTCTGTGGCCTAGCTCCCCTGCCAAAGAGATAGTAGCCTGTATCTGTGGGCAATCCAGAGAGAGTGAATGTTGAAGCCTCTTGTGGCTTCTGAGTTACTGATATACTAAGGTTAGCATCCCCACAGGTTAAGAAGATATACCCTGAACGGTTAGCTCCAGTATTATTATTCGATAAAGCAGTCAGTGATAACCTGTAATGGTTCTCAAGAATACCCGCTGAGGCAATGGATACTGAGCACCAATCGGGAGCATTACCCACATGGGGAGTTTCTGGCTTTTTAGACCCATCACTACCCTTTAAATAGGCCATCACAATGATTTGAGCAGTATTACCTTTACTACTACCTAAAGGCAATGTGTTTGAAACCATTTCTATGTATCCAGTATAGGTTACACCAGCCTCTTGAGTTACTGTGAGATTGATTTTGTTATTAGACTCATTTTGGGTAAATGTCAGAGTAGTAGACCTTGAGGACCCAGTATTTTCTGAATAGTTAATTTTTACATCTAAGTAACCATCTTCAACGGTAACTCCTCCCCAAGTAGCCCAACTTACGGAGGCTGAGCCCAAAGTACAAGAGGGTGTAGAGGTTGAACCTACTTTGCCATTTACTAGTTTTCTTTTAAGGGAAGTGATACGGTAGGTTATAGTACCACCTTTTGAAGATACAGTATCTGTACCTGTATCTGTAATTGCACGTGCTAGTTTGAATAATGTTTTTTCTTCCATATCTTTATAAGTTTTTGGTTTATAGAAAGAACTTTGATATTGTAATCTGCCAGAGGGATAAGGTGGATGAGAGCCAGGGATGTTTTATTCTCTGGTTTCTCTGGGTGTTATGTGGGCATGTGTGGTGTGGGATATCTGGGCATGCCCTTAATGTGAGGGCTTTGAAAGTTGTGGTACTAAAATGAGTATTTGCCTTCAAGGTACCCCTTATAGCGAAAGCCTAAAATTTCCTGGTACTAAAAGGGGAGTACGGTTCCGTTAAATTTAACATTTGAAAATAAAAAGTAAGGGACAAACATTTTTATTTATCCCTTTGCTTTCTTTAGTCTTTAAATGTTTCGTTATCGTCTTTCAAAATTTCTTTTAAGTCTCTATAACATTGAATTGCTAAATAAATTACACCAACAAATAAAAATATATTTAATAACATAGAATTTAATTTTTAAGTGAGTAGGGAAATATTTCCCTACTCTGATTTGTTTTTATTTCAAGGAGTTTTTCACTATTTCAAGCCCTTTTATTAGAATTGCTTTCTTTTCTTCTTTTGTATTCTCTGATGCAATGGAATTAAATGAAAAATCATTTAAAACATAGACTTGTTTATAAAAGTCTATAAAGCCCTCAATTAGTTTTTTATCTGCATTGTTTGCAATCGTGGAAAGAAAATTGAAAGTTACATTTCTGAACTTTTTACGTAATGATTTGATTTGCTTTTCGTTTGCACCCTCAAAAAGTTCTTTTTTGTAAATTTCTGTTTTTGTCCCTAAAGATGTTTTGAAAAGTCCCGCGTTTTTTTCTTTAACGCTTTTCAATACGTCTAAAGCAATTAAACTATTTGCTTTTGCGTTTGCACTTGCTTTTTCTACATTCACGTTATTAATTTGCTTTTTCATAATTAAATTGCTTGAAAGTTTTGTTATTTATTATTTTTATTACCTTTTCAAATAGACTTTCAAGACTTTTTAAACTATTCTAATAAGGTAGTATTTATTTCATTTCTGTATTGCAAATATAAGAACTATTTTTTAATCTACAAAATTTTTAGAAAATTATTTTCTTAAAAAGTTTTAAATAAAATCTTTCAAATATCTTTTTGTTTTTCTCACATTGCAAAGATACGGACTTTATTTTAATCTACAAATAATTTCAAGAAAAATTTTTGAGAAAATGAATATTTTTATTTTCAAAATTATTTTCGTGAAAAATTCATAAAATAGAAAATATTGTGCACTTAATATTTGCACTTAATTTTGGGGGTTCACAAGGGTAATCTTCACACGCCTTGTAGTGGGCATATATGATATGTATATGGATATTCTTATATGGCTTATGCCTGTCCTCTTGAGAGTGTATTATATACCTGTATATTGAAGGCCATTAATCGACTAAGGTGATAAAGAATTAAGGCCTTGGGTATATCCCTATTATTGCCCTCTATAAACCTATTAGGTCCTAATTCAATAAGGCCATATAGGGACTATGGTAAGCCTATAGAGATTAGGATAGCCTATAAGGGCTTACTAAGTTAGCGTAAGTAAAAACCCAGGTACCTAAGTTAGGCCTGGGTTAATGGGTTAGTATTCGCAAAATTCTCGTTCAAGGTATATATTGAGATCCTTGAAAAGTTTTATACCTGGTATAGGACCATCGTTTTTGTCCCAAATCTCGAATTCGATAAATTGGGTCTCATAGCCTTCTATATCTGAAATAGAGAGAAGATAGTTCTGGCTTGGATCAAATTCTTCAAGGAAAACTTCGATAGTAGCCTTAATCCTAATAGGGTGAGTATTAGTAATGCCTTGTACGATTTGTGTTAATCGGTTTGATAATTCTTCTGTGTTCATAGGTAAGTGAGTTTTAAGTGATTATTATTTTATTTTCTTACTGCAAATATAAAGACTTTATTTTAATTATGCAATAACCTCAATTGCCTTGTGAGGTCCTTAATAGCCTTGAAGGTTAATTTGCCTTTATCCCTCTAAAATCCCCAGAGGCCATTAATGGAGATTGCCCTTTACCTTCCCTACCTATAACTAATATTATATAATACCCAATGGCTCTCGGTAATTTAGGGGTACCTAAATCACAAAATTGTCCTAGAGCTTTACAAATAATGCTAATATAAATACTAAGCAAATAAAATACAGAGTTACTAGGAATATTACCTAAATATGCCCCTTGAAGGCCTTAAATCCTATAAACCATTTAGCCCTAAAACCTAATATCCTATTTACCTAATCCCCAACCCAATACTTATTATATAATACATAATATAATAACTTGGTGAAGGCAATCAAGGTAAATTAATAATGGCCATTAATCGACGATGTACTAAAGCTATACTACCTACATACATAGAAGCTACATAACATATCTGTATTATATAATCCCCTACCTTCGAATTACCTTGAATGCAATCTATTATATAATATATATAAAGGGTACTCAAGGCAATCGGATTTATGGACCATTAATGGTCGGATTTATTTGCCTTTTTAGGCCTTTTTGAGTTTGCCTTTAAAGTGTGTAGTAGAGCTATATAGTATAGTGGCTATATAGTGAGTTGAGTGGCTTTGTATAGTAAGGTAAATTTGCCTAGCCTTGTTTGCCTAAATCCCCAAAACCCCCGGCGGGGTACCTTGATATATGTATTAGGTATTATTATATTAATAGATGGTATATTAGTTATAGAGGGGATAGGTATTATGTACCTTAGTATGATTTTGTTTTGTTTTTGTGTTGGGTAGTGTGGGAGGTACCCGGTATTTATTCCAGGTACCTTGTGGGTATTTATTCGATTAGGTATACCTGTATGAAGGCATATAGATTAAATTCATTCTGTAGATGAATTTCTTTGTTAGGTAGGCTTCTTCATTTAGGATTAGAAGCCAGATCGTTACGATGAGTAGGATTAGTGATTTTAGTATTATTATATGTATCTTAGTATAATCCTATATGTGTAGGATACCAGAATTAGTGATGAGGTGTATAGGGTTAGGATTATTAGCTGTGAGATGATATACCTTATTTTATTTGTTGGGTGGGTATGCTTGTGGGCTTGGTAGATATCCTCATTTCGTATTAGGATGAGGATAGTTCCTACGGATAGGATTATTCGGATTATGTGATAGATGATATTCATTTCTTTTTGCTTCTTAGTTTCTGTTGGGTACGGAGTAACTTATTATACTGGGCTTGGGGATCACTTAGGTATAGTGTGTAATCCTTTTTGTTACTGCCCGGATTAGGGAAGTATTCTGTCCAGGCATCTTGGTGGGGTATGTATATTAGGTCTTTCTTTTTCATGGTAGTAATATTATATCGATTATGGTTATATCGCTTAGTGGGATTTGTAACATTTCTCTTATTTGTAATCTGATGTGTTCGGAGTGGAGGTGGTTGTTGTTTATCTCTTGGTTGGGGTACCTTAGATAGGTATACTGATTCATGTATTCCCTTTCTGAGGATATGTCTAAGCATTTACATGCTATATAGTGACCGTACATTGATATACCTGATTTATAGCCTTGGTCTTCGTTTAGGAAGTTAGCTAATGGTATCTTGTCTACTGAGCATATCTTCTGATGACCTGGTAAGGTTTCTGAATCTGTATATCCTACAAAGTCATAAGTATCAGTATTATCTGTCATGGTAGAGAATATTTCGATTAGCCAGTTAAAGTCCTCTAGAGGTACTCTGTCTAGCCATTCCCATCCGATTGGATATTGGTTTACTGTTATGATTGGTTCCATGATGTTAATTGAGTTGAGGGTTAAACATTTGTTTTGGTTGACCTAATAGGCAGCAATGAGAATAACCTGCTTCATCGAGGATTCCCAGTATAAGATATCGATTGGTATCTCTGGGAATTTCGAAATAGAAAGCTGGTTTCATGTAGCCATCTATGAATATAAAAACTATCTGAGTGTTTTCTAGTAACCTATTTAGTTGTACATGAGAAAGGTAGTTATAAATAGCTTCCCTTTGATTTCTTGGGTTTTTATCCCATGAGATGAGCATATCGTCATACCAATTTGGATTATCGCATAGCTTTTTAAGTTGTTGTTGAATATACGGTGTCATGATTTGAAGTAATAATATAAGTCCTCGATTAGTTTATCCTGTTCTTCCCATATAGTATCTGATACTACGTATTCTGATACGAAATAATTATAGAAAGGCCCAAATAGTATTTTTAATACTATGTCCTTGAGTTCGATATTGAGTTGTTCCTCTTCTTCGGTAGAACTGGGTTTGATTGCCTGAAGTTCTGCCTTATAGGATGCCGTTACGGCATCCTTTAGGGTTTGAATATATTCTGGGTTAGTTTCCTTGAGAATACTTAATTGTGATTTGAGTTCTTTACTTATCATGGGGCTTAGCAATTACTGATATGAATCCTTGTGGATATAGAGTATACATAATTTGATAGTTCCCTGTGGGCAAGAAGACCTGCATTATGTTTGCAAGTAATGGGTAGATTTTCCATTGGTTTTCCTTTAGAAAGTTATTCCAGTCATCGAATTCTTCTGGATAATTACCCGATAGTTGGATATGATACTGTTCTTGGTCAGCCATAAATAAATTAGTTACTACCTGGATTTCGTCTGATTCCTTTTTATATTGGGTAATTGGGTACCAAAGTCCTTCGGTTTTCCATTTATTGAGTTGGAACAGAGACATGCCCTGTTCCAATACGTTTAAGAGTTTATATAAGTTTACCATAGTGATTATTTATTAAGTTGTCTAATAAGTTCTGATACTGCAAGTTGTTGGAAGATTTCTGTTTCCCTGTGGTCGGATTCCCATTTTTCGATAGCATTATAAATGCTGGTATATTGGGATATCATGTCCTCATCTTGTTCATCGTCTTGGATAAATTCCCGGAGATGTTTTTTGAGTCCGGTTATGATATAATCCTGATGTTCTGGAGTTAATTGAGGAATACCAAATATGATAGCTTCTACCTGTGATGGAGAATAATCATAGTATTGGTCGTCAGCACCCTTTGTTAAGTCCATGTGAGAAATAATGTTTTCCCTGAGATTTTCGAAGAGAACTTCCTCTGAAGCATATGTGATGATATATCCTGAGATATAAGCAGCAAAAGGTTCATCCTCTAAGTCGATTGAGTAAACCTGGATATTGGTAGCTTCCTTGTTAATATAAAGACCATCGCTGTAATCATAAGTATAAATGGGATGAGAAGCAAGTAGTTCCCGGATGGCCTCTAAATTTTTTAATTCTTTCATAACGTGTCTATATTAAAATTATTTGAGAAATATTTCTCACTGCAAATATACAAAATTATTTCTAAACTTGTTTTTATAACTACTTTTATTTTTATAAATAGGGAGGTTCTGGGAGGTGTTTCTGAACTCCCTGAGGATATATTAACTGGTTAGGGATTAATATAATTCATCGGCCAATAATGGTTCCTTGGGCTTATTTAATTTCTCTTTAGAACGTCTTGTAGCCCAATTCTCGTAGGGTTTGTAACTGAAGGTACGTGTTGTTTCATCGTATGCAGCATATACCATTTGTTTACGGGATATCCTCCTTCCGTAAGTTTTCTTAAGATTAGCAAACCAATCTAGATACTCCTGTAAAGAGTTAAAGATTTCTTTGTTCCCGTCTAAATCATTTTTAGGACGGGTTTTCCATGTTGCTTCTATATAGCATTGATGTAGGGTGATTGAAATAAAGTATCGGCACCAACTACCACCAAAGATAGTGCCCGTGGAGAATTCTATCTCCCGAGCAACTAATGGACTAACGTTATACTTTGTCATGCAATTGAGAAATTAAGTTGGAAAATCCAGTTGTTTCTATCGAGTTGATTGAATGATATGAACCTCCCATCGTTATCGGTAAATTCATTCATGAATTGAACTGCAGCAGATGCTAATTGCCCCTTATAGGGATTAGTATCGGCAGTTATGATTGATTCGAAAATGAAAGAATAATAGGTGGTATCATAGATTTGTACCTGATTAATGTCCAAGCAATTGAGTTTGTAATCATCCTCTAGTTTGATTAAGAGTCCCATTAGGAAATTAAGAAGACTACCCTGTTCATCAGAGTCAAGTTCAAATGTAGATTTCTTTTCTAAGAAATTGCGAACTACCTTAGTTAGTTCGTCTGCTTGATTGTAAGTTACTGAGTTCGTTTTCATATTTTTGTCTATTTTTAAAATGATATGCAAATATAAGCATTTTTATTTTTATAGAAAAATATATCTATTTTATTTTTAGGGAGGCTGAGGATGTGTATACGCTAAGAAAGGCAGTGGATTAGACTGCCTTTCAATTATTAAGGTAATTGGGGAGTTAGCAAGTATAAAGCCTCTTTTATAATTGAACTCTCCATAGGTTCTAAAGAGGGTTCCTTGTACATTAGTCCACCTTTCTTCTTTTCGTTTTCAAATATTTCATGTATGGCTTGCTTTAGTTTAGTAGCTAATACCTCTGATAACTCCTGAGATTTAAGAGAGATAAGTAATCCTTTTCGCATTTCCTCAATATCCTGGTCATTCTCAGTAATGGGTTTTGCTTCTATTAATCCTTGTATACCCGAGGAATATTCATCTAACCATTCATATCCCAAATGTTGTAGGTCATTAATGAAGATACTGAATTCATCGTAAGTAAGTCTAGTATCAAAACCTACCCCATGGTATAGTTGTACTAAAGGTGTAAGGATTCTCCTCAATGTATTGAAATCCTTTAGGTGGTCTAATTTTATTTCAGACCTAATAGGTACTTTATATACCTTTTCACCCTTCAGTACTACTAACAGAACCATTAGTCTTGGTGGTAATCTTTTCTCGTTCATAAGCAAGTTTTTGTATTATGAGTTGTACATAGGTATTTCTCTCTTTATAGATAAACATTACCGATAGAAGTATCTCATGTTTCGGTAATATCATCTGTATGAAATTGCCTGGAGCAATTACAGTAGCTACTACTGGAGAATCCTCCTGAGAGAAATTCTCTAATATCATTTCTGCCCTCTTAATGGGTTCTGGTTTTGTTGGGTCCAAAGTTAGGACTGGAGCAGTTATACATTCCTTGATGCCCTGTGTTAAGGCATTATATAACCATTCATCTTTTATATCCTCTACTTGGAGGTTTTTCATTGTAATCATATCCTAAACCTATTCAGAGTCCATACACCCAGGATATTAGAGAATACCCATAGTTCCCAGTTTTTATAAAAGTTATAGGGTTTACTGAATTGAGATGTTTGAAATATTATCTGATTTGGTGTTCTAGATAACATTTCTGCATGGCAAGTTAATACTCCAGAAGATAATTGAGCTTTAAAAGCTTTAATAATATCCTCATCACTTTTAGTCTCTACTGAGGTAAGTAATTTAATAAATTCTACCTCTACACCTTCCGACATTTTAACCTTTCGGAAAGCAAATTTCTCTTTATTTTCCATATTCGTCATTTTTAGATAAGAACTCTTGAGCTAGTTCATCTTGAGTTCTTTCGATTATGTTCTTTACTATTGTTTTATTTTCTACTCTAGCCCACATATATAGCATGCCCAATTGAGCATCCATATAGCAATCTATAAGAGATGGATCTTTTCTAAATACATCCCATTGTTTTACGAAATTCATTCGAACCAAATCCCTATAACCCTGGTCTGATATATCTTCTTGGTCTATATAAGCAGATACCCTTTTTCTTACTTCTAAAAGAATTTTCTCTAAGCTTTCTGGTAATCTAAAATTTTCGGGTAAACTATGATATACCGAATGATCTGGTATCAATTCCTCAAAAGTAAACTGATTATCGAATAGTTTCTTTGGGTATCTACCTGAAAATATCAAGGGTATCTTATACCTTAGCAATGATGGTACTACGTCGTATATAGCATAATGTTTCCGATATTCCTGATAGACATCGAAATATAGATTCTCATCGAATATACCAGATTTCCTCATTATTGCCTGTAAAGTATTATAAGCAGCATTGATATGAGTATTACTCAATTTGAATACTAAGTTGCCATTTTTAATAGCAATGAGTTCACTACAGCATCTCTTTCGTCTAAATAAGTTCATGTGATTAAAATGTAAAGTCAATGTATATTTTCCTTGTTCCCTTGAGAAATTTTTCGTGATTTGAGTCATCATACTTATGGCAAGCATAAGTCTTAGATGATTTATCATAATGGTCTCTTACCCATACTGGAGCAGTATCAGTTGGTTTTAATTTAAAGTATGTACCCTGATTAACCTTGTTAACCCGAGTCTCTTTGTAAGATGCCTTTGGTAGTTCCATATTTTTGTCTATTTTAAAATTGATATGCAAATATAATTCTTTCTTTTTAAATATGCAATATCCGGATATAACTATGGGAGCTTACTATTTCGGAGGAATTGAGATGCAAATGAGCCATCCTCTTTTTCTTCTTTCTCAAAGTCTTCATATTGATATAACTCTGGGTCTTCTTCGTCTGGGTCTATACGCATTTCGATTTCTCTACGTAGTTCATGATGTTCTTTAGAGAATGAAGACATAGCTCCCTTATAATCATCAGTAATTTGCATTAACTCTGCTTTATTAAGGTTAAGACCCTCTTTACTTGTATCTACTCCTTCTTGTTTAGTAGCAACTACTTCAGGTAGAGACTTAATGTCATACCTATCCTCCAATAGTTTAGCCTCTTCTGGTTTATCTAATACCCTTTGTGATTCCAATACGATTTGACGTGCCTCTTCAACGGTGATTGCATTTTGCTGTGTTACGTTGTTCTGTTGATTAAATTGGGCAAAGATATTTGTAGTACTTCCTCCAGTAAGATTACGTACTATTGATTGCAGAGATGTAGAGGATTCAAGCTTTAATTTAAGGGCCTTTCCCAGCTCGGCAGATATAAACGGTACGTATTTCCCTCCCTGAGATTCTCTTAGGATATTAACCTGATGGGCTATTTCCATACGGTCTTCTAATGCCCATGCTAGTTGTTCTCCCATTAACGCTTGAAGTAAATCTTCTGCTTTTTCTTTATCCCATATTCTAGAGCTTAATAGCCTATCTCTCATAAATACCCGTATGTAGTTAATATCTATACCCATACGGTATGAGAATGTATTGATATCATAAGTGATACCACATAATACACCATTACCCATCAGCCATTGATTAATAATGTAGTTGTGTATCTTTATCAGAAGTTCATCATTTGGGTTCTTCTGATATTCTAATGCCATTGCAGTAGTCCCCATAGGTCTTGGGAATCTTACCATTTTATTTTCCTTTTCTGACATACAAATGAGATTTTCTGATATCGGAACTTTCATCATAACCCATATACTCTAAATCGAACCTTACATACAGATTCAAAGATAGGTTATAGAAATATCCCTTATATTTTTTCTTACTTACTGATAAATTAAAAGGTTCACCAGAGATTAGGTCCCTGGTGAATACTAAATTACCTTTCCCAGTGATGGGAATATTAAGGCAAAGTTTATAATCTCCTACCTTAAATTTATTCCCATGCAGGTCTGTGATTTCCCTTGCCATAGTTTGCCTTTTTATGGTTCGTAGGTTTTTTGTCTTGTTTACTACGGTTATTGGTTATCCCCTTTTGCTCTTCGATTAATTTCTGAACCTTTGGGAATAACCTTTGCCTTAAAGGAACTACCTGAGTAGCGAAAAAGGCATTCCATAATTTCTGAGTTAATGGTTCTCCTATTTTAAGTTCTGAGATTGCCCAGAATTTAGTTTCGAAATTCTTAACTATTTCCCTAAATCGGTAGTAGTATATATTGCCAGTCTTTTTATCTATCCCAATTGTAGTGGTTTGGCAATAATCTAGAAATTCTTTACCTAATTCGGATATAAACTCTTCCCTTTTAAAATCATAATTCTCTTGGTCGAGCTTAAATAATTTTACGTAATCGATTGCTTCCATATAGATTTAGTTTGTGATTATTAAACGAGGTATACTTTCATCTGTAATCTGAAATAAGTACCCTCTTACATCATCCTCATAATAAGAGGACCAATATGTTCTTCTAACTCTGAAATTATCAAGGATTGCCCCTTTGGGTACTCCAGTAATAAATAAGCAATGCTTAGGCATCATTGGAGTAATCTCAAATTTCCCATCCTTGAAATTACCATAGGTACCGTAGTCGGGCATATTACCCGTAAATCCAGTATTCTGTAATATGTCTTGAACCAGAGTAGTTTGGGGTATTTCCTTTTGGTTACATTCTATGGTTAACTTCGATTTGCCTATATATAGGTCTTTAACTATTTCTCTAAACATTTGTATACGATTATATGGGTAATACCATTTTTCTTGAAGTAAAGGTTATTCTGTGAACGTTCCTCTAACTTCTTTAATTCTCTTCGAGATTCAGTACAAATTCTATCAGATTTCCTTAATATATCTGATACATTATCCCAGATGGGTGCCATTGGTTCTACTGGCCCTGCATAGATAACCTTATGTTTAGTTTCTATTTGGGGATATTTAGATTTGTACTGATATTTACCTTTGCAATAAAGTACGTTATACTTTTCGGGTTCGTTTCTTTTTTCGTTTTCCATTTTTGTTAGGATTAATGTAATCGGATATTTCATCAAGTTGCCCTAAAAGCAATGCCTGAATGAAAAGGTTTATAGGCCTGAAAAAGAAATTCCTTACGTTATCGGTATTTATATACCAATCGTAAACGATAAAGAACTTCTTAATCTTGGAGTGCTTAAGTGAATGTTGGATTAGATAGGACTTACAACATCGTTTATGTAATTCTACCAATTCTTTGTCCTGCTTAAGCATCTCTTTATCAGAGAAGATAGTGTAATCCATTTTGTATGAATTGAGATGCCCAGGTAATTATCCCGGGCACCTGGTTAATAAAGGTTTATGCAACTTGTTCTGGTTTGAGGACCTTCTTTTTAAAGTCCTCATAGGCTTTAGCCGCAGCCTTAAACTCCTTAGAGTTTGTATCTTTGATACGAGCCATTGCAAGTTCCAATCGATGGAGTTCGTTTCGAGTTTGTTGTCTCCATTTCTTCCGAGCAAGAGTATCAACTACATCGGCAGGATATACGTATTTAACTTCCCGATTAGAAATTACCTGTTCGATGATGGATGGTTTTTGTTGTTCCTTAACTTCCTTGACAACCTGTTCCTTTTTGGAAGTTTGGGTTTTGGGAGAGAGTTCTACCAATTTGGCATTGGCAAAATTAGTGGCAGCTTCTTGAGCATCTTTTACCAATTCCTTTTTAGTCTTTTTGGCCTTAGGAGCAGAAGCCTTAGTAGTCTTAGAATTTTTAATTCCTTCAAGTTGTTCGGCAACCTTAGTTGCAACCAGGTTAGTAACCTTTGTTTCATTCTTTTTCATAACGTCTATATTTAAAATGTTAGTAAAATGATTAATTTCTTTTTCTGATACAAATATAAGAACTTTATTTTAAATAGAAAAATTTTATTTGAATTATTTTCTATTTGCTCGGGTTAATCGGCTAAGAAGTCGAAGATTTCTGGAGGATAGTTAATTTCATCCTCTGGGTCATTTATGTAATCTTCATAATCCTCGTTATATTTATCGTAAATGTTATCTTGTGATGTATTGGGTACCCTTGTACATCTTTCAGGATATTTCTTTACGAAGTCATAGGCTTCTTGAGTAGTCATTACCTTGTCTGAGGTAAATTCGTAGGTTACATAGGAATAAGTTTCACCCAATCTAGAAACTTCATATTGCTGGTATCCAGATTTCTCAATCTTATAGATTTGATTTTCTGGAATAGTTTCTATTTCTACCCTATACTTATACCATTGTTTCTTTTGCTCCCTTTCTTTTGGTTTAATTCCCAGGCTATCTTGAAGAGAGATTAACTTGGTTATGGGACTTTCAAAATGAGAAGGAGCAGTGCTCACTTCTACTGGATGAGTTCTATTCTCACCAATAAAGTAAATCACTGCCCCCAGGGTTACCAGGCCCAATATGAATTTAGTTTCTGAGTTCATAACCTGTAGTTTCGAATTTATTTTTAATGTTCTTTGCAAGGTATTTACCTTTTGATTCTGCTTGATGTAAACCGTTGCAGATTTCATAAGGTACATCCTCATAGCGATAAACTCGATTACCTTTAAAAGCAACCCAAAGTTGTTTCTTCTTTGAGTCATAACCAAAGCCCTCAATATTAGAGGATTTGCAAGGAATCATTTCGACTCCTGTGTTCATTTCTACTGATTCTAAGTATTCGTTCTTTTCCATGTCTATATTAAAATTTTAAAAGTGTTAGTTCTGGGTGGAATTTGAGATTTGCCCTCTGGAATATTGCCCAAGTACCAAGTACTCCCTGAGAATTAGTATGTACCCATTCATCTTCCATTCTGAATAATATGTGAGAGCATACCAGCATTTGGTATTCACTTAGCATATTTATCAGTTGAGGAGTATTCTCGATGTCCACGTATAATTCAATGTGCTCATCTAGTGCTCGAATTATTTCGTCATCCTCAATCTGAAGGAGTTTTTTGATTAAGTCTTGGGCAATATCATTTCCATTTTTAACGTCCTCTTTGATTGAGTTGAGTGATTCAATCTGAATACCAGCAATGAGCTTTACGATGTCTTTTGTTTCCTTATCCATAATTAAATTTTCTTTATGCAAATATACTAAAATTATTTTATATAAAATACTCTTTTAATAAATACGGAGGTAAGTGTTAGCGGTTCTTGATTTCTTCCATCTTTTCCTTTATGGAGTCTGGGAATATAGCATCGTTTACCCATCTTAGGAAGAATTTAGAAGGCTTCTTTTCGGGACTTAGAAGCAATTGTCTCTGTTCAGTAGAGAACTTAATCCTTTCGGATTCTAACATATACTTGGGAAGTTTAGTGAATTCTGCCTGAGAGAAGGAGATTACGTTTTTACCAACTTGGGCCCTTAATGGTTTCTTCCTTTCCTTATAGAGATATGGGATAATCTTTTTCGAGGGTCCCCCAAGGATGCTAAAACCAAAGATTACCATTGGGTCAAATTTATCTGCTTTTGGGTCCTTAGCCCGTTTGATACATCTTGCCATCCAAGAGAATGAATTGGGATATTGCTTATTGTCCGTTGCTTCTCCAACATCTTTTTTATTGAACTCAAATCCAGGAAAGTGAAATAGAAAGTCTTCAGTAAGGATAAATACAAATCCCAATCCCCTAAGATATTTAATAATATCTTGTTGGCTTTTACCCTCTTCAATCATTTTTTCTACATCTGCAAGAATATCCTCCCTTGGTGATTCCAATTCCTTAGTTGTAGACCCTGCAGGTCTTCCTCTGCCAACATTAGGTGCCTTAGCAGGCAATGTACCAGATAACCTATCTAAGTATTCTTTGAAGTTATCAATATCTTGTTTATTAGTAAGAGTTACTTCTACTCTTATGGGACCGTTATGCTGTACCTTTGGACCTGAATTCATCTCGGTATAGGCATCTACCAACCTATCGGATAATGGGGTACCATTCTCTGATAGTGTAGTGATTCTAAGTTTTGGTTTATATACTTCTTGTTCCATTTTCGACTTAATTAGAAAATAAAAGGCCTGAACAATTTTTATATTGCCAGGCCTTCTACCATTATTAACGAATACTCAAAAATATGATAAGTAAAAGTAAAAAGTGCTCTTATTAATCTTCTTCTTTAGCGGCCTTCTTTTTCTTCTTGTCTTTGGCCTTCTTATCTTTCTTATCGGAAGCCGGTTTCTCTTTTACCGTTTCTTCCTTCTTTTTCTTAGTTTCCTTTTCCTCCTTTGGAGCCTTACCTGAAGCAAGTTTTCTTTGCTCCATACGGTATTTTTTCTTCTCAGCCGAAGTCATTTCTCTGCCATCGATGAGAGGATAATCGTATTTGGTAGCTGTTCTACCACCATTTCCTTTCTTTTCCTTTTTCTCTTTGGCAGCCTTCTTCTCAGCTTTTTCCTTCTTCTCTTTTTCCTGGAGTTTTACCAATTTCTTGTTGTTCTCTTGGTCAGCTTCAGGATAGGCAGCAGCAACTTTGTCTCTTTCCTTATTGAGCTTGTTTACAAGTTCGGTAACCTTTTTACCATGTTTCTTGTCTTTGGTCCAATCCTTAGTAGGGTCCAACTTGTTCTCTTTAAGGTAAGCATCCAAAGCTTTCTTAGCCTTTGTGAGTTCCGGAGTCTTGGATTCCGATTTACTCTTCTTTTCTGTTTTCTTAGCCATTTTCATTTATATTAGGTGAATAATTGAATTTCCTATTTACATAATACCATAGTTATACCTTCCTAATTTGAGTTGGGATTTCTTTAATTTCTAGGATTTCTAAACTGCATTGTTTTAAAACTGCCTCGAGTTGAAGTATATCTTCTACCTCTTTCTGAGATAAGTCCGTAAAAGTTTGTTCAAAAGTTTCTTTCTGTTCCCCCCTTATAAAATTAAATTGGGCAACAATATAAGTCCCATGAAGTTTTTTATTCAGTGCCCCTTTAAGAGATATGAGTTTTCTTTTCAGATAATTACTCTTCAACCTATGGGATTGGTATTCGCCTTTCTTACCCTTACTAAGAGCTACCTTTTTAAGGTACGAAACATAATCTAATTCTCTGAGAGTTTGATTAATGTTTCCCACTAATAATCTTAAGTCTTTTTCCATTTGGGTCTTTGCATTACTTGGTTAGATACTTCCTGAGTTTCTTCTGATAGCATTTCTCTTGCCTCATTTATTATATTGAGGGCAAGTTCCCTTTCATCTGGTCCCAGGTTTAATTCTTTATCTTCTAGTGCATCAGTATAAGTATTTATTAGATTATCCAATGCAAGTATTCGAATGTTCTTTCGAATTGCTAATTTCTCTTCTTCCATGGGTATAAAAAATTAAAGCCCACTACCTTCACAGGCAATGAGCTTTTGGCTGAACAACGTCCTAAGTGTAGATGTTATTCATATGAACTTAAACTCTAAATTTATATAGCAGACATATGGGATAGTAGTTAGTAAGTTAGAGTTTAATCTTCTGATTCTTCCTCTTCTTCTTCCTTAGCCTTTTTGTTTTTCGGAGAACAAATAACGCCATGTCCTTTCTTAGACTTAACGGTAAGAGTTCCCGGAACGAATGAAACTGAAGTTGATACCGGTTTGCCATCCGTAACCAATACAGAAGTAACCACTACACCCTGATAGCCTTCCTTGTTCTTAACGGCATAACCAAAGTTCATTACCTTGGATTTGTCGTTAATGGCAATAACATCGATTTGCTTGCTGTTAGGGCGTTGTTCAGCCGGCCGATTCTTGAGTGCCTCTTGACGAGCTTTACGTTTAGCTTCTTTTTCGGGGTCTTTTTCCTTATCTCCTTTCTTCTTGGAGTCTGATTTCTTTGTTGCCATAATTTTTAATGTTTTATAAGTTAATGGTTATTATAAGTAAACTTCTACGTTTATTAATAGTTGATAGTAAAGGTAGGGAAATTTCCCTACCTTCTTTTAAATCTTGAATACAGTTACCAGATTACTTTTTCCCTTTCTTGCCCTTACCTTTGGCTTCTTTCTTTGCCGGCAATTTGAGACCGAGTTCTTTGGCAATTGCTTTACGGAGTTTTTCGACGTCGTCTTCATCGTAATCGTCTGGGTCAGTTTCAAGATCTTTGTCGTCGCAGACATCCTCAAGTTCTTCGAAGTCCATTTCGGCAAGTTCTTCACCGGTCAGTTCTTCCTCTTCTTCTTCCTCTTCGGAATCATCATCATCATCATCATCTTCCTCATCGTCATCATCCGATTCCTCTTCTTCTTCTTCCTCTTCGGAATCATCATCATCATCATCGTCTGATTCTTCCTCTTCTTCTTCTTCCTCGTCATCGGATTCAGAACCAAAAAGGTCTTCGGCTTCTTCGGCAGAAAGCATGATAGGAGCAGGGATAATCTTTACTGAGCCGTCTTCGTACTTAATGATGATTGCACCATTGATTTCTGTTCTGGAAACTTCTTTCAGTTCCACTTCTTTTTTCTTCTTAGCCATTTTCGTAATGTTTAAGTTGGTTAATAATTTATTTATATCACTCTGTTATAAGTTTCTTTACCAGTATGGATTTCTGAGTATACCCAGATTTTAATAATTCCTCCTGAGCAATATTGAATTGTTTTATCTCATCTAGAGTTGTCTTTAATTCTAATTGAGATTCAATTGTTATTGCCTGAGAGGCAAGTTCCTTGTCACCTTGATAAGTGACTATCTTAAACTTCTTACCTGCAAATGGGTTTGCTGGTTGATGTGCTGTGATTTTAAAACCTTCGTTATTATTCATTGCTATATTTAATTTTAGTTATCCCAGGAATACCCACCTTCCCAAATACTTCGGTATAGGATTTGTATTTCCCTTTTATCATTGTTTTATAGTTATCGGATAATCGAATTGGGTAGACCCATATTTGATTTTCTATCATCCTATTTGTCATTATATAAGCATAAGACCTTTTAAGTTTAATACTCTCTAATGGAACAAACCCTTGAAATAATAGAGACTTCTTAATAAACCTTTCTTTAGGCAAATACCCTAAAAATTTAAGTGATGCCTCATCGAATATTTCAAGCATATCCCTTTGTGCTTTGATAAATAGTACCTTTTGTATTGGGATGTTCATCTTCTTTCTTAAATATAAAGCCAATGAACCTACCAAGGGGGGATACTGCAGGAATAACAGATTGAATTTATTTTTCTCCTCTTGACTCAGCCTGTTGTAAATCCTGTAGGATAGCAAGATTGATTTGTAATCTCTTTTGCCTTGTATACTTGGGAGATATGCCTTGCCGTTGTCCATAGAGTTTGATTGAGTACCTTTCATTGAATTCCTTTTTTCCTTTAGACTTAAAGACTCGGTGCATTTGTACCATAAATCTTCTTCGTCGGTGTTTATCTATGTGATATTCATCGGGCATTATGAACTTCCTTGCTTTTACGAATTTACCCTTAAACCAGAATTTAGTACTACCCTTTTTAAGAAGTTTACCATTCATATCGGATAATTCTCTAATGCCTTGTTTTATAAGTTTCCTCCCAGATATTATATGGATATATTGAAGAACATCTACACCATAAAGATAAACTAAGGTAACCTTTACTTGGTGTCTAGTAAAGTATGGTATACCGGTTAGATGTTTCCTATATAATTTCTTTTCAGTAACAATCTTATTGGTAGTATCTGGTCTCCAAGTCCATATATAATATCTATCTGATCGTATGGGTCCGTTGTTACTTTCCTTTAGTTTTACCATTTATATTCCTCTTTGCCATTCTATACCAAAGATTGATAGATTTCTCATTTGCTTCGGGGAATTTCTTTTTCATTCTCCGAATAACTCTATCAAGTTCAAAACCTTTTGCAGTTAATTCGAATACATAAGATTTCTTTGTACCCTTGATAAGATTAAATTCATCCCTCTCTCTTGGTGGTTTCTTTTCTCGAGGTTTCTTTATCCCAGGAACTCGTTTGGTTCTTCTTTGCCCATTTTCCCCTTCTTCTCCGAGAAACCCAAGCCTTAATCGAGAATTTCTTAATGGGTCATCTTTCGAATACCCAATATTTTCTAATTGCTTATCCATCCAATCGTCATATTTATCAATTAACGATTTATCGGGCTTTTCTTCTGATACATTGATATAATGTAATAAGTCAAATACCCCAGCAGAACAAGCATCAGGGAAAGGCATCCCTAATATGATAGCCTTTCTCTTTAAATCCTTATAAGTCATGTTTCTCCCAGAAGCACCAAGGAAATTTGATTTCTCCTTGGATGGAGCTTTCATGTCTTTTCTACTCTTTTTTGCCATATCATTAATATTTTAAGTATTCATTTATTTTCTTTGCAAATATAAGAATAAATAATTTAATCTTATCTTATTTCTCTATTTATTTTTATAAAAATCCGAGGTTTTTGCTCGGTTCGCAGCAGTGGATTTAGGTTTTTTATGCTTTCTCTTGATATGTGTGTTATAAGCCATATCCAATTTCTTAATATTGAATTCTATGTTGTTCACTTGATTATAGTTTACTGCTTTTTCCACACAGCAACGGTACTCTGGCCAGAATTTTTGTCCAAGCTTAACAGATTCGGTTTTAATCATAAACTTAGATACCATAAAACCAAAGGTATCAGCATCATCTTTAGTTTTGAATACATACATGTAAAATCTACTGAATTCATCTACTACTTCATCCAAAGGTCTTACTGGTAACAATAGGTAACCATCGGTATATAGGTCCTCAGATATTAAAGCTACCCAATACTTTTTCTTTCCTGGTTTTACTTTATACCTAAACCTTTCCTTGAGTTTAGTGTGCATCCAATCCGGTACCCTATTAAGTAGATATTTGATGTATATCTTATCTTTTTTATTCGACCGTCTTTTAAATGCAGAAGGCTGTTGTAGCATCCTTGGAAGTATTCTAAAGTTATTCCACCTATCAAATTCAAGAATTAATCTTAGAGTGTCCATATCCCATTCATCCTCAGACTCCTTTAACCTCTTCATGTTTCTCTCTATATTTTTAGAGTTTACCTTTGGGAGTAATTGAGCTGAGTCTCCTGTGAATAAGCTTGCTTCTTTTCTTTTTAATCGTTTCTCTAAACATCCCTCCATATAATCTTGGAAATTCCTCTCACAGGGGCAATCTGGTCGAAAAATAGAAGTGTGTTTCTCAAAAAAATCCGAGAATAGCCTAAAGAATTTCTCTGACCGTTCCCGGATTTCAAGATACTTGTAATGAGATAACTTTAAAATTTCACCAGCTTCCCATGAAGATTTACTTTCTGATAGTTGAAGGAATAATGATTGTTGTTCTTTATCAATTAAACAACTCCAGGCTTTTTGTTGAGCTTCGTTCATAACATTAAATTCTTCTATATCTCATTATACTATCAATTGCTTCATTGGTTATCTGATTAGGGTCATATTCCCCAGAATTAGCATAAAGCTTATCTGGGTCATGATTTAAATATACACTATAAATGACGTTGTCAAAGGGTAACCATACTTCCATTCTCCCCATTTCGGGGTATATAAGAACTTTTACCCTTTTACAAAGATGGTCAACCTCTAATACTGTAGCATCTACTCCCTCATAAGGATAACCTCGTAATACTAAGTAATCTCCAGGCTTTACATTGACTAAATCATCTACTGAAAACTTCTTATTCTCTCTAGCAATACGTTTAAATCGCCTTACTTCTTTTCTACTACAAGTAGCCACTAAAGAGAAATCATCAAAGTCTTCTGCATTGTCAATCCTTACCTTTTTCTTTCTTGGGTGCATTGTCTCGGTATTACGTAACCAAGTTCTGATACCAGATATATTCCTACGTAACTTATTAAGAAATGGCCTTGAGAATGCTAATTTAGTAGGCATTCTCATAAAACCATAATTGAATAATACTGGTACTTCTTCGAATACCATCTTACCCTTTGTGGTTTTTCTTAATACGTTTACCATAGGAATAATTGCCTTGATTTGGTCATACCCCTTTTCTTTGAGTTCTTTATTGATTTTATCACAGTACTTCCTTTCAAGGTAAAATATACAATATGAGTATGGGGTATGCTTCTTCATGGGTTACTGGTTTTTAAGAATTAACTTAGCTTGCTTATGTACTAACTTATAGTTTACATTCTTCAGTATATCACTAGCCATGAATACATAAAGAATCTCACCTATCTTTGGTACATCAATTACCATAATATTGGCTTTATCGAATAGGGGTTTATAGAATACGGAAGATAAATCCTTTCCAACTACAAAGAAAAATTCTTCTGAGGGCATTGAATTATATCTCATACAGAGTATGGGAACTTTATTTGCTCTTTTTGCATCCTTAGAAGCTTGTTCCCAGAATTTCAGTATATCGCATCCCTTATTACCTAAGAGTAGATGTTCAAACTTAATCTCTTTATAATTCTTGCATTCGATGGATATCTTACATCTATGAGCATGCCTTTCATCAGTACAGGTTAAATCGGAAGTGGAGTCCTTGTTTGAATGCCAAGCTCCACTCCCTGCTCTATTCCTTTCAAATTTGTACCCGGTCCATTTTGTAAACCAAGCACCTATCTTTCTTTCGAATCGATTTCCTTTATTCTTAGAGTTCATAGTATAATGGTGTATTGTATTTTATATACCATTATAGCCTCAACTCCCAAAGAATTTCTTAATTACAAGCTCTAGTTTCTCTGAGGGTATATCAAAAGAAACCTTCTGATAGTCTTTTCTCTTTACTAAAGTAATTCGAGACTTACTGATATTTCTGATTATACTTTTATTTCTAGTACTTCTCCCATCTGATAATCTGATTATCTTACCTCTTTTAGAAACCCTATAATTTGGGTAATCAGTTAAATTACTCTTTTTCATAATTTAAAGTAATTGGTACCTACTCAGGCCTTGGGTCTTTTCCACTTGCAGAATTTTGGTATTACCAAGAGGAAGTGAATCTAAGTGGGTTATCAAGAATAGGGTTTTCTCTTTGAATATGTGACGTATTAATGAAGTAACTACTTCTACATTATCCGAACTCAAGGATTCAAATACTTCATCGAGGAATGCTAAATTAATACCCTTAGATGCAGTAAGGGCTTCGTTCATTGCAAATGCCATTGCAACATTACATAATTGTTTTTCTCCTCCTGAAAGTTCATCATAATCAATTATTTGCCCATCCCTTTCAATAAGAGTAACAAATTCTTTTCTAGCAGTGCCCAAATCAATATTAAATTCAATCCTAAATCCCAATACCTCTGAATACTTATCAAGGCATTTATTTAAGAACTCAAGGGATGAATCAAATAGATAAGCCTTAATCCCATTATTACCCAATGGGTCATTAATTAACCAGTTATAATTCTCTAACTCTAACTCTTTATTGTGAAAGTCTTCATCAACCTTCCGTAAATTCTTCCTAATCTCCTTAAGTTTTTGTTTATACTTGGGAGACATGACCTTAAGCTTTTCCTGTTTGAGCTTAGCCAGGTCTTCGTCAATAGAAGCAATATCGGAAGCAATATCATCACAATCGGATTTTAATTTCCTATATCTATCATTTACACTACTAAGTTCTTCTAATCTCTCTAGAGCCTCTTGATATTCTTTATCATATTTGTCAAGGTCAGAGAACGCTTTATATATTGATTTAGCATCACGTAATGCACGTTTGTAGTGACCAGCTTCTAACTGTATTACTAATTCTTTAATTACCCTCTTAAGAGGTACATTTGATAAATTCTTTGCATCTTTTATCTTACCTCTTAAATCAAGGATTAGTTCATTTTGTTTCTTAATCTTTATCTGAAGTGAGGCATCCACTTCATCCTTAATTTGTTTTTGTTTCTCAATCAGTAACTTAGTTAGCTTTTCTCTATCTTGCTTTAACTCTCTTCTTTCTTCTTTGATTTTTTGCTTGAAAGATTTTTCTCTATCTCTCATATCGAAGTAAGCTTCCTTGTTAGCCTCCAATTCTTTCTTAAGCATTTGAGACTCATGCTCTACTTCGTTTATTTGAGATACCAGGTTATTTTTATCTTGCAAGGCAATTCCTTTAGCAAGGTTTAAAAACTCTAAATCAAATACTTCTTCGAATATCTTTTTCTTGTCTGAATTAGACTCTTGTATAAGCCTCCTTATACCCTGGCCAAACATAATTGAATTCATGAACAGAGTATATGACAAACCTATTTCTCTGTTTATGGCATCTTGTATTTTACCTTTCCCTTTTATATCAATGACATCACCATCCTTGATAAATATAAGTCGGTCTTTACCTTTAGCCCCATCATCAAGTACTTCATCATACTTTTGACATCTTATTATCTTATAAGTATGTGAGTCTTTTTGGAAGTATACTTGTACTCTTGTACCCTTATAATCTTTAGGTCTTACTGGTTTCCAGGTATTTACCTCAGAAACTCCTTTTAGATTCTTCCCATATATTGCCCATACCAAAGCTGAAAGGATAGTGGATTTCCCTTTGCCATTCGGGGCTTTGATTAGTATGGTACATTGAGTATTCAATAACAAATGTAGGGATTCTATTGAACAGAATCCCTCTGCATCCATACTTAGAAATGTTAACATGATTCAGCCTTTTTAAGTGTTTCAATTAATAGATTAGTTTTAACCTCATCTTTAATACCTTTCTCTCTTAGGTATCTTTTTGCTAGAGACTTCTTAGAAAGTTGCTTAGTAATCTTATGTTTGTTATTAACTGGAATACTAGCTTTTTGAGGAATTACCGTATAATAATTGCCATCATCCTTAATATCCTCTTCCCTTTCTACATCGATGAACCTTGGGAAATTTTTCAAAGGTACAAACTTCAGAGATAAATCCTCATAGATTTTCCAATACCCCAATTCACAGTCCCTATCAGTTCTTCTCTGATGATTGGGGGCTCCTATCATATAAACCTTTTTTGATAATCTCTGGGGTTTGTGTATATGCCCACATAATACTAAATCGAATTTATTGAGAACATTCACATTTAAATTTTCCACTGAATCTATCTCTCTACCATCCGTATCTTTTGCACCAGGATAATCTGTGTGTAGTAAAAGAATGTTCTTCTTACTTTTATCTAATTCTAATTTCTTTAAGTATTCACTTAGACCCACATTATTATCAATATAAGGAACCCCATACACCATAATATCTTTATATGTGGGAGATAGTTGGGTTTTTTCATAATCTAATATCATTATACCGTACTTCTCTACTTGATAAAGCCAGCTAAAGGGTTTAGTACCAATCTTACTTATCTTCTTGATATCATGGTTCCCGGATATGGCATATATCCAAAAACCTTCGATTAGTTCGTTATAGCATATCTCTGCTAATTCTTGGTCCATTGTTTCGGCTTTATGAAATAGATCTCCACAAAATAATGCAGGACAGTTAAACCTTCTACATAATTTCCGTATAGTCGACAAAACCCTGAAACTATTCAGGGTCCTGTGATTATTATCATTGAACTTAGCCCAAAGATTTATGTGTAAATCTGAAAAGGCTATTGCTATTATTTCTTTTCCCATATCCTATCAATATGATACCATATTTGGTTTAGTCTAGTACAAAAATCGAGCTCAGATATACAAATAGTGGGTATTTCCCAATTTGCAAGCAATTCCCCCATAAGAGATGATATCTGAACTTGGAAGAATCTGTTAAGTATTCTCTTACCATTATCTTCCATTGACCAATGCTTATAAGTATCTAGATTTAATGGTAAGAAGATTGCTACATCACATTGATCTTCCATTAAAGTCTTACATTGACAGAAAAAATGTTCCATTTCACATTCGGGTATATTTCTTGATTGTTTATACCAGAAATAAGCAGCTAAATCCGCATAACTTCTATCAGTTACAAAGTTCTCTTTATCCCTGAATAACTTGTTTCTTAGGTTTAACAATTGAAAATCCGATTTATACATTGCTTCGGAACCTAAAGATAATATTTCATTGTGAGATACACCCTTAGTAGCTGGCAATAAATCCGACATACTACCAGATATAAATGGTATATCATATTTCTTAGCTACGGCTTGTGCTAAAGTGGTCTTCCCTATACCAGAAGGACCTACAAACATAATTCTCTTACTCATGATGTAATTCTTTAAAGGGTTTTATAAATTCATTTGTCAAAAAGGATGCTAAAGAGTATTCGATACAAAGCTCTTTGAATTTCTCATACTTAAATCTCTTCTTTGACTTAAGTGGTAACTTGTCCAATGGATTATGTCTTACAAACCAGAAAAGGTCGATTAACTGTTCATTCCTTTTCCATATTTGAAGATATTCTTTGTTCTTACTCTGGGCAATAAACTTCTCAATTCTACCCTCATCAAGGATTTTTCTTGCCTTTACTGGGCCTATACCCGGAAACCCTGGTATATCATCGGAGGTATCTCCAACCATTGCAAGGTACTCTACAGTTTCATGAGAATGATAACCGAATAATTCTTTGCAGTTATCCATTCTTATCATCTCATCTTTTCTCGGATTGTATATCCTTAGATTATTTGTAAGCAACTGATTAAAGTCCTTATCAGAAGATATGAGTATCATTTTCTCGGATTGGAATTTTTTAATTGCAAGGTATGCTAAGAAGTCATCTCCTTCATATACTGTGGATTTCTTTTTATCAAAGATATAATTAATTCTTATCATACCCAGCATTTTCATTATAATTGCCTTTTGCTTTTGCAATGATTCATAATCTACTGATATGTTTTTCCTATGGCCCTTGTAATTTGGTAATAACTCCATCCTTACTGGTGAATGACCATTATCAAATGAAACATAAACCTCATCCGGTTCGAACCTTGTAAGATACATATGTAGAGATTTGAAAAATCCGAATATTGCCCCACTCGGTTTGCCATCGGTAGATTTAAGTTTTTCGAACTTATGAAAAGACTGATGGAGAATATTCTCCCCATCAATCAGTAATATTGTTTTCTTGCTCATCGTCCAAAATCTAATTCATAAAGTGAAACTTCTTGAATCTTTTCCTCTCCAAGATATACATCTAAATAATTCTCTGGCGAGCTATAAGCATCTAGATACCTAACCCTAGATTCCATTCTCAAATTTTTCTTAAGGTACTCTTTAATTACTTTCTCTATACCTTCTACCTCTTTCTTATTCATAGTCTTCCTCCTCCTCTTCTGAATCTGAATAGTTTTCATATTCTACACCATCGACTGGGAATAGATTTGTTTCTATTTTCTCCAGTTGCTTTTTAGTAGTACCTATGGTATTTACTCCGGCTTTCCGTAAAAGTTTTCTACGAAGTTCATCGTCTTCTTCCAGAAGCTTTTGGAATTTCTCTTCCCCTCTTGCAAGAGTTTTACCTTTCAATTTATACCCACCAGTAGTTTTTTCGATTACATCGGTATCTACCAATACATCTTCTAAAGCATAGCATCTGTCAAACCCGACTTCGTGGAATTTAGGATTGAAATATACAGGGCATTTGCTGATTGTAGGTCGAGGAGGAGCAACTTTATTTTTAATAAGTCTGATAGTGACAAGTTTCCCAGCTTTCCTTTCTTTCCCATTTTGTTTAATGGTAACAGACCTTCCTGAATAGAAAGCAGCTCTGATTGAAGCGTAGAACTTAAGTGCTGCACCTCCTGTAGTTGTTGTGTTATCTTTTCCAAATCCGACATTCAAAGCAGTTCTTAATTGGTTAATATAAATCTGAGATACTCCCAGTTTGTAGAATAATTCACTTCTGATACGAAAGTATTTATAAAGAGCCTTTGCTCTACCTCCCATCTCTGCCTTACCATCAACCATCTTAGCATCTATATTATCAGTACAGTCAGTAGCTGCAATGGAATCGATTACTAAGAGTATCGGTTCATTGTGGGTTAATTGAGAACGTAAATATATTGCTAAGTCTGCTACTACATCTGCAATATATTCAATACGAGTATCATTAACAATAGTTACTTTTGCAGGGTCTACTCCATTAATCTCTGCCCAGGAGTTCATCCAGGATTGTTCTGCATCTACCCATATTACATGACCACCAAGTTGTTGAGTAGCATAAGCAAAGTTATAAGCTACCAAGGATTTACCAGATGATTCTTCTCCAGCAATCTCTACAATTTTACCATAAGGAATACCCTTACCGAATAAGTAGTTCAAAGCAAAGAAAGTAGATGGTATATATAAATCGGTATCAGTTACTTCTGAAGCTAATTTAATCATACTCCCATATTTCTTTGCCATCTCCTTTGCTGTTGGTACTTTTAAACCAACCTTAGATTTCTTTGCCATAATGTAATGTCTTTAAACTAAAGAAGGTGATAACAGAACGAATCTAATTACCACCTTCGAATGAAACCATATTACTAACCCTTAAATATCCGATTTGTATTTTCTTTTCTTTTTCTTAGGTTCATCATCTTCCATGTAATGGTCTTTGTGAACTCCCTTTTTCTTTTTCTTCTTGGATTTATCATCCTCATCATCATCTCCATGGTCTTCATTTAGATACTGTGAAAGCAAATCTTCCAACTCATCATAGGATTTTATTTGAGAACGAACTATCCCCTCAAGGTCAATTGTACCCTGATATTTCTTGTCCAATTTAGTTGGTTTGCAAGCACGGGCAGAATAAGTAGTATCTAGTTTACCAGACCCGGAACGAATTACCTTGATATCGTATCCAGTTTTTGGATCTGTCATATCACCTGCCTCATCTTCATCAAGGTAAAGGTCAATGATATCCTGGTATACTGAGCGAGGAACTAAAACTCCCTTATCTTTGCCTTCGTAATCTACCTTACTACCCTTTTCATCTGAGTAAATGATACCACCGATAACATATCTTCTTCTTGGTACCAGGTTCTTGGCAAGTTCCTTGTCATCTTCATCCTTGGAGTTTTTCAATTCTTGGTATTTCTCCATGAATGGGCAAGGTTCATCAAAAGTAGCCGGAGATATAACTCCTCCCAAATTGCCACCCAGGTAGAATTGAATAATTTCGATACCCAATTCTTGGTCATCACCCGGAGATTTAATTCTCATCCTCAGAGTTCCCTCTTTTGGATATACTAACCCACTACCATTTCCCTTGGATTCTAGCTGTTTCTTTCTAGCTAGCATCTTTTCTTTTGTAGAAAGTCCCTCTGATGAAACTTTCTTTTTCTTCTTGTCTTTTATCATAATGATTAGTTTTAATTATTCGGTTCTGAGTAAACTACTTCGTTCATACTCAATACGGTAAGAACGTTTTTCTCTAAAAGTTGTTTGAGAGCAGGAGATAGTTTGTCCGTTTCGAATTCAAGTTCTTTACCTGCATACAAACCATAGGTAACTATTCTACCTACAGCAACCAATTCTCGGTAGGTTTTGTATTCTTCGGTAATTTCCCCACTCTTTACTACAACCCCTTTACGAGGAACTCCCTCTTTTACTTGTTCAGGGATAATCAAACCCGATTTAGTTTGGTTTACCTCCTTTGGAGATAAAATAAGTACCCGGTTTTCTGTAGGGCATCCAGGTAATTCTTGATTAAATTTCTCAGCCACAAGAGGTGAGATAAATGTCATTGAATAATTCATATTCTAATACTGTTTTTAAAAGTTAGTAATTATTTATAGTTCAATGGGTTAACCCTTTCTTAGATTCGCATTAATAGTTCTTAATATATTCTCCCGACTCTCATAAGCTTTACATATAGCTATGAACTTATTTGCTTTTTCTACAGCTTTTAAGTATCTTTCATAAATGGAAGAATACTTCTTGTTAAGATTTGCCTTATGAGAAACATATTCGTTATTCCACCTTTCATTAGCATCCTTATAATATACCCAAGCATTGGAATAGGCTTCATCCTTTTCCCTTGCTAGTAAATCTCTTTCCTTTATATACTTATCTCTAAGAGAACAAAGAATATAATAACTAGAAGGAGATTCTCGTAGCTGAGAATTAATGATATTCTCATTGATAGACAATTCTTTTTGAATATCAATTTCTAGGGTCCTACCCTCAAATTTAACCTTTAGTTTTTTTAGCTCCGTCTTCATAAACTTCTAATAGGTTTTTAAAGTCTTCCTTACTAAATTCGCCTTTACTTATAGCATTAGATACTTGAGCAAAAGCCATTTGATAAGCTAAACTCATACCAGGCAATCTAAGAAGAGATTTATAGGGACTAATCTTATCTACTAAAGCTCTTAATCGTAAGTCGCATAAGTTATCAGTTCCCCCTCTATCTAATAATACTAAGAAAGCTGCCCAATAAATATGAGTAGCATCTTCATAGGCAAGTTTCCCATCCTCATCAGTGGCCATTACTTTAAAAGCCATATCTTCTAATGTAGTAAGATTAGTCTGTAATTGATGTAGTTGGGTCTTTACTCGATTGAATAACATCTTTTCTTGTCCACTTATCTTTAAATTCGTAGCATCCAGGTATTTAAACAGATTCTCAATAGAATAACCCAAACATCCTGCAATCATATAGGTAAGGGCAGTTAATTTACTTGCATTCTGATATTCTTCATTTGTTGCCATGGTTTCTTAAATTTATTTTATTTAGGTGGACATAGTATCCTCTCTTTTCATTTCTGTAGATGTAGATACTGAATCAGAATGCCTTATATTGGTTTTACAAGATGGGCATTGTAATATCCTAAAAACGCTTGAATTACTCTTATCGTAAACTCTGAAAGTTTCACTGACATCGTATTCAAATTCACAATCACAGCATGGGCATTTAGCTCTCCATACTGTGGGACCGTTCAAAATCTTTTTCATTTTCTTAGTTTTATGTTATTATACCGTAATATTTTATACAATACACCAACTGAGATACCAAATTCTTCTAGTATATCCTTTCTTGGTATACCTTCTATGTACCTAGAAATTAATAATTCTACATTTACCTTACGTTCTCGTTCTTTGCCAACAAAATAGAACCTTTTATCTTCTATACATTGACCCATGTTCATCTTAGCAGTTCCCCAATATAGATTACTTACTCTATTATTTTCAGGGTCATTATCTTTATGGCATACTTGAGGATAATGGTTTGGGTTAGGTATATAAGTGGAAGCCACTAACCTATGTCTATAGAAATTCTTCCGTTTACCATCATCTCCTACTAAAGAGTTAGATAAATAACCATTATCTTTCATAGCAGGTTTTACCAATCTCCAATTACCAGTAAATTTCGAATATAACTTCCCAGTACGGGATATGTAGTAATTACTAAATCCTGGTATATTACCCTTTTCTCGATTCTTCATATTCTCGTTGATATTTATGGATTTCCTTTTTATATAGTTCCATAAATACCTCGGGGGAAGCTGCACTAAAATTACCAATCTTATGGGTTTTAAACTTATGATATTCTTCCATGTACTCTTCTACTGAAAAGTCTGGTTTTAACATTCTAGTATAATCATAGCCTGGCATAAACGGTAATTCTTCTGCCATAGACCTACCTATTGTAAAATCCATTGATAGAGTTACATCATCAACTTGGAAACCAAAGTATTTCTTAGTACTTGGGTTACGTAGTATATTCCAAATTGTATATACTGTCCATGTATTTATATCCTTCGGTTTAGAATACATATATACAGCATCATGAACTGTACAAGCTTCTTTCATCATGGGTAATTTACCTTGTCTCATTAACCAATAAACAAGGATAGCTCCAAAATTAGTCATATTTGCTGCAGCACCTTGACATGGGAAATTAAGTCCCAAACGGATGGCATAAGCAACTTCTTGTTTATCATTTGAGTATATTTGGGGTAATCTTCTCTTAGTACCAAATAACTGGGTATAATATCCATGCTTACGAAGGAATTTCTCTTGTTTCTCTTTGAACTTAAGTATCTTTGGGTGTTTCTTAAAGAACTCATCCATCTCCTTACGAGCTTCCTCTTTAGTAACTATAATACCAGCTTTTGGGTCTGATAATTTTACTGCTAGCAAAGCATCTCCAATTCCATAGATAAGCCCAAATGCAATTTGCTTAGCTTGTTTTCTTCTAGTCTTCCAAAGCTTATGGTCAGGGTGACTTTCGTCTTCGTATATTTTACTGGCTTCCTCAATTGGAACCCCATATTTTGCTGCTGCTATACCAAGGTGAGGGTCTACGCCCTTTGCAAATGCTTCCAGATAAGTTTCATCACCTGATAAATGAGCCATCATTCTTAACTCTGCCTGTGAGTAGTCGAATGCCATATATAGATAACCTGGAGGAGCTACCAATTGTTTCTTAATATTTGGGTCTACTGTTGTCTTTGGGATCTGCTGCATATTTGGGTCTGCAGAACTAAACCTATTAGAGTCAGTACCATGTATGTTATATCTACCATGTAATCGAGAATCATCTTGTACCTTTTCCCACCACCCATAAATATAAGTCTTATACATTTTCTCTAACCCTCTTAGTTCGAGAAGTTTATCCAAGAATATTGCCTTTGGTGAATCGGATTTTTTAACTGTTAACCTTAAGTTAGTTAGGGTTTCTTCATCTGTACTTGGTTTACCAGAATCATTATCTTTAATTACATCGAAATGGAATCCATCCTCTGAATACATTAGCTTAGGCAAATCAACTGAGCTACCAAGGTTAATGGGTCTTATTAATTCCTGTTCCTTTTTAGTTGTAAATATACCTGCCTTGATATTCGATATTTTCTGTTCCCTTAATGCAATCTTTCGTTTGTCTTTTGGGTCATTATAATCTAACTCCTCAAGTTCAGCTTCGATAGATTGAATATACTTATCAATCTTTTCTTGGTTGTACTTCTTTTCGAATTTTTTTACTCTTGGCAAGTCATATATTGCTTGTCTAGCAGCATCTATTTTTGGTTTATATTCTTCCAGAAGCTTTTTATTGAACTCAGTATCTAGATATAATCCCTCTTTCTCTACTGAGGTGAGTACTCGTGAATTACACATAAATAAATTACGGAATACCGAATACATACCCAAATCAATCAACTTCTTTTCAAAGAATAACATTAACCTAAGAGTATAATCCGTATCTTGACAACCGTAATGGCAAAGTGGGTCTAATTCCTTTTTATCCCATGGTATCTTATCAAAGGCATCTTGCTTTTCATAATTACCATACTCTGGTAAATACCTTCTTACCATTGACTTTAAGTCATGAGGTTTTTCCTCATTGAGAACATATTTAGCAAGCATCCCATCTAAACATGTACCTCTGTAGAATATATGATACTTCTGGTTTACCTGGTCGTCAAATTTCCAGTTCCATGCAACCTTAGTTATCTCATAATTCTCAATTACTTCTTCCCCAAATTTCCTTAACATCTTTTTCCAATTCCAACCTGGTGAAGTATAAGCTTTTGTTTCGAAATGGTCTAAAGGGATGGAAGCACCAAACCCAGGCATCCAAGATACAGAGAGAATTGTAGGTTTAAAACTCTTATTATAAATAGGTTCTGCATTCGTTTCATAGTCACAGCAAGCATAACCCGTAGCTTTACAACAAGCAATGAGTTTCTTTAACTCTCTTTTGTTTCTTATTATGTGATATCTTGTTTCCATTATCTAACTCCTTTCAATACTTGATGAATAAAGTATCTAGAATAACCATATTTAAGGGATAATTTCTTTATACTGAGCCCCTCTTTATTATAATCATCAGTTATAAGCTTTCTTTCTTTATCAGAAAAGGTATGTATATAATTAGAACCCTTAAAACCCAACTCATAATTATGTTTCAAATTTTCTGACCTTGAAACTACTCTTAAATTTGATACTCTGTTATCGGTTTTTATACCATTTATATGGTCAATATCACATCCTTTTGGTATATTACTAACCCAAGCTTCATATACTAACCTATGTATATAAAACCTTTTTCTAAAGAGTGTACATTGTAAATAACCATTAGATTTTAAAGATACATACTTTTTTCTCCAAATATTAGAAATCACAGTAGTAGTACCTTTCCTACCATTGCCTTTCCCTTTAACTCCTGCCCTTTTAAGGGAAGTGAAAAGGGTACCCCTTTTAGATATATAATATCCAGGGTACCCTTTTATATTTGAATACTTAGTAGTCATCTTTCAAATCCTCTAAATTACAAGATAAGAAATGCCAGTCTTTTTTGTATATATGTAATGAATCTATGGTATGATATAAATACCCAGGCTTTACTCCTACTTCTTGAGCTACGTATTCCATTAATCTCCAAGCTAAATAGATATCATTACCGAAATGTTGGGCAAAATCCGAACTTCTTTGGTGATAGCAAATATGTAATACCTTCTCTCCTTTACCATTCTGACGGATAAGGAAATCATAATACATAGAACATGGAATACGTTGTCTACCACCATAGTATAAGGTATCATCATGCTCAAATATTGGTATAATTGCTTTTCTTGTATCTGGGTCTCTCTTTAAAAGACGAACTAAATCTTTTATTAATGCTTCACCCATTCTCTCATTGTATGTGTAATCGAACCTACCCTTTTCATCAAGGAATTGTTCCCATAAATCTTTTCTTAATTTCCAAGCTTCTCCTGGATTTATATCATTAGGGGATATTCTTTCTTGGAACTCTGCATCTGCCCATTCTCTTGAATGAGAGAATACGAATAACCATACCGGGTCTCCCAATGAAGTTAAGCAATATTGTTGGCAAATGAGTTCTTTAGTAATAAAATCCTCATTACCTTCAATGGCTTTATTTTGATAGGTCTTTGGTTTTACAAGTTGACCATAACTGTTGAGTTCTCTGCCCATTTCGGACATTAACTCAAAACTGTTAGAATATATCCTCATATTATATAAATATTTAACTGTATGACATTGTAGAATTAACCCAGGTCATATGCCAGTAGAGAAATACAAAATTATCGAAATCCTCTACCTCTTTCATTAACAAGGGTATATCTGGTTCTGCACCGTTCTTTTTAATCTCTAAAATTTGGTAATAGAATTTGTTTACTAATCCTATCCGCTTCCGATTTAAAAATTCCCTAGCTTCCATTGTTGTTCTTTTGTTTTAAAAGTTTCTTCTTATAGGCTTTACGTTGAGAGTAAGAAATTACATTCTCGGGATATTCAATATCTTCGTATTCAAGAAGTAATTCTTTTGCTTTCATTGATTTATATGTTTCTTCATATAAATCTGGTCTGAGCACTTTAAAACTTCTAAAGAATACCTTGAATGAAGAGAATTCCTTCTCTGTACCCTTTTGGAATTTCTTCCATATTTCTTTTATTCTCTTATTCCAAGCATTCTCTTCTGCCCCCTTAAGTACCTTCTTCAATGGCTTATGGGTATGATACATTAGAAGTGTCTCCACATTTCCGTACATTTGAGTCGCGAATAGGTTGATTTGTACTGACTGATCCGGACCATATACGTACTCTGACATTCGTTGAATTAATAGGAAATCGAATATTAACCTCTTGGTAATCTCCGAAGCCCGAACTACCATTGTAATAACTGGGATGTCCTCCCCAAATCGTTTTGAAAAAGTTGCTGCTATTAGACATTGCTTTCCGTTATCATGGTGATTGTTAAACATATAGGTTATATTGTAATTCTGATTGTACTTATTTCTCAGTACTCTCAGTTTACTACGCAACAAGTCAAGCTTATTAAAGTCTATGTAGTTATTCAATAAGCTAGTCCACTTAGTTTCTTTATAATTGAAACATCTCCCATAATCAAATTCTGGGTCTACCCAGGCATTGCGTATCTTTATGAATACGTTATACACTACTGCTACCCCACTATTGGCAATAGCCCCCTTTGCAAATAAAGCAGGCTCTAATCTTAGGAATCCCTCATTGAGTTTTTCCCATGCTTCTTGTGAGGTAGCAAATTCTAACGAATGGAGGGACTCCTCGGGATTAAGTTGAAGTCCCTCTAATTTATGGTTCCATCCTGACATGTTAATAATTAGTTTGTTGCCTCCATCTATTGAGACGTTGTTTTTTAAAGAATAAACCGAATAATCCGAGAGGAGTAAACCCATTCATCGCTAAGAATCCCATATAGAGATAGAAAGCTTTTACCAAGGATTCTTGAAAATCTATTTCCTTAGTCATCACTTGAGTTTGTTTCCATGGTCTACATTTAAGGAAATTTCTAGCTTTATTGAGTTCATAGATTACTTCCCATAGATATAATTTCTCAGCTTCATGGGATAGTTCGTTCATCTGGTGAAAGCCTGGAGTATAGGAATTTATACGTTCCCACTTACCTTCGTCCTCATAGAAATCCTCTTTACAGATAATGTCGAACTTCAATAAGTTATGATAATCTGAATATTTGATTACCAGTTCTTTAACCCCAATAGCCATCACTTCAAATAAGTCTTTTGCTTTATTATAACTAAGTATATCTTCAGGAAGTATATTTGAATATGCTAGAAGAGTAAAGAAAAAGCCTAAAGCATCTGCTTGTTCTTCATTTGCATTAGCAAGAGAATTCAGTATGGATTGATGTTCTTCTTCGTTGAGCATCTCCATATTCCATCCATTTTTACTGCAAAGGTCAAATACTTCATTGGTAGATTCAAAGCCTTCAGTTAGTTCTTCGATTACCCTACCAATAAAATCCTTAAGTATAACTTGGCTCTTCAGGTTATTTATATCTAAGGGATATTCTGGTAGTGATTCTATTTGCCTATACCCATTTAATTGTTCTAACCCTAAGGTATACATCTGTGGGAGTACCTCTGTTTCTTTTATATTGGGCACCTCTTCTCTTATGTTTCTTACATCCATGTTTATTTATTTTGAGATGAACCAAATCCCTTATCTCCTCTACTTCCCCACATTTGAGACTCAATATAGAATTCCTCTTGTTGAATCTCTTCTGGCTCTGTGATGTAGATAGGAACATGTATGAACTGTACAAGCTTCTTGCCACATTCGATAACTTGAGCCTTATCAGAAGCATTATATACTCCGATATGTATCTCTCCTACATAGGGAGAATCTACTATCTCAGCTGTAAAGAGTAAACCTTGCTTAGTAGCTATACCGGACTTATTAGCAGCCATTAACATAGAGGCAGGTGGTTCAAGCAATCCCCTAATACCAGATGGGATAAGTATACGATGTCCAGGTTTTAAAGCTATATGCCTTACAAAGGCTTCACCAAAAGGAACATCTAAATTATAACCTTCTGAGTCGAATTCATTTTTAGAATGAATATGCTCTGGATATAAATCGGTTGGTACATAAAAATCTAACCCAGCATCATTTGGGTTTGCTCTGTTGGGAGATATTACCTCCCGTACTTTGATAAATCTAAATCTGTTCATAATATATTACATTTTTTTAAAAGTTGTTCAAAGGTTAATCCTTGTTGAGGAGTTACTCCGAGTGAATGACAGAATCTTTCTACGTCGTATTCACCCTGCATAAACAAATCAGCAAGAACATCATCTTGCCGTACATAATAATTTGGGTTGTTAAGATATAACTTAAACATTGCCCATATCATTCTTAACTTACTGACCTTTCCCATTGCATTCTCTATAAAGTTCTCTAATACGTTTCTTAGGTACTTCGAATTTCTCAACTGTCTTTGAGATAATTTCTTTTCTGTCTTTCCCTTTCCGAATCAAGCCTCGGATGTATTTCTTGATACCAACCGTATCTTCTAATACATCCAAATCTTTGTATTGATTCTTCTGTTCTAATTCTTTCCTTGTAATGTTCAAGTTCTGGGACATCTTGAACGCACATAGTTCTGAGTCTCCGCATAATTTACATTCTTTAGTGGATAAATCATACCCAATACCGAAGCAAACATCACCATTAGTTCCCAACTGAGTTAAATCTATTGGTGTTAAAATATCTTGTTTACTTAAATCGGGTAATTTTTTTGGTTTACTTTTCTTACTCATAGCTTCCCTTTTATTATACGATGTACTGAAGTTTTACTGATCCCCACAGACTTGATTATTTCAGGGATAGAAAAACCCTGAGAATGTAGGGTTAATACCTCAGATTTATAATTAATTATTTTAGATTTTCTTTGTCTACCCTCATTAACCATCTGTTTCATGTTTTAAGATTGGGTTCCCCACTTAAGATTACCTACCCTATTATTCTCTGGATTATTATCCTTGTGCATTACAATAGGATAATTATTAGGATTGGGTAAAAAAGTTAAAGCTACTAACCTATGAACCTTAACTCTGTGTATAATTTTAACAGTATAATAACCATTATGAACTTTGGTAGGAGTAAGTTTAAAAAGAGAATTACCTCTTTTCTTAAGTATATCTCCATCTACAGTTGCATAATAACCAGGATACCCAGGAATTGCCCGTATATATAAATGATACTTAGCCATTATAGATCTTTTTTTTCGTTTATTTATATAATGTATATTTCACTGTTATCTTCTATGGGAACATAGGAATAACCGATGTTATTAATAAATAGTTCCCTGAGTTTAGATAATTCTTGGTATGAATTTCTATCATGGCTCTCTTGACATACTTTGACTACCATACCATTACTCCAGTACAAACAAAAGAAATGAGTAAAGCATTCGGGAGTATTTTGAGAAGTTTCCAAGCTTGATATCCATATCAAATCTCTACAGTTGAATACATGTTTAGGGTTGGGTACCTCTCCCACAACAAGAAACTTAAACGACTTAAACCATTCTTTAATCTTCTTCATCATAAGTGTAATTAAGGTGTTTACAATGGGGACAGACCCATTCTTTTAAATGCCATCCCTTGATTTCTAAATCCTCTTTATGAAAACGTTTCTTACATGAATGGCATTGATAGCCATCCTTAGAAAGTATGAAGTCTAAAGCGAGTATTATTATCATAATAACAACCGCTGTAATTAAAATATATTTCTCCATCACTGAAAGCCTTTGATTTTCTTTTTAGTATTATTGGGTTTCCTTAAGAGTACCCAGCAATAAATACCGGATGCAGAGATTTGGATTATCTTCCAACCATCTGATAATAGAGTAGTTAGTTTATTATCATCCTCATCTCTGATACATATTAGTTTATCATTATTCATAATGCCTATATGCTTATTAATTGTAATCTTCTTTTCCTCCTACGGAGAAAAAGTAAATACTCATAGTACTTCTAGTTAACTCTTAATAGGGCTATGGTTAGGATGTTTCTTCCATAGCTTATCTAACAATATTACTTTCAATTCTTGTCTCTGATAATATTGCTTCCTATGCTTACCATGCCTATCTAAATAATTACCAGGATAGTGAAGGTCATCAAGGTACACTTTCTTTTTCGATTTATCGGTTCTTACCAAACGACCAAG